GACAGCTACAAGGCGGCGACAAACTGGGTTGCTCTTGCAAATCAAATTAAGCCGATTTCGGCGTTGGAGGCGAGCACATGATAAAAACAAAGACACGTACAGATGGACTGATCTACACTTACAGCGATGTCGGTAAGAAAATCCAAAAGGTCGGTACGGATGAATTTTACGATGTAGCCATCGACCTCGCCTCAGCGAGGTACAGCTACACAGAAACCGACATTGACAGCGAAATATCCGATTCTGAAGCACTGAAAATAATCACAGGAGGTGCAGATATATGACGCGAGCAGAAGCAAACGCTTATCGTAACAAGATAGATGGCGTGTTGAAGAAGGTCACGACGGACGCAGAAGCTTTGGAGTATGCAGAGCTTTATCCGCTTTGGAGCGGGTATGTCGATTATGCGGTCGGCAGTATAGTCCGCAGACCGAGCGGTCTGTATCGGTGCTATAACGCTATATCGGCTAACCCGACATGGCAGCCGGAAAATGTCGCCGCGCATTGGGAAAGAATCACGGTCGGCGAGGACGGAACGCTTGAAAATCCGATAACCGCCGCTGAGGGTATGCGGTACTATAAAGACCTATATTATGCCGACGGCGGCAAGATATACAAGTGCATACGCGACGACAGCAACGGTCAAGGTACTATACTGCACTATCTGCCGTCGCAGCTCGTCGGAGTATATTTTGAGGAATTGAGCTAATGCGAGAAGTAATAATTGATTTATGGAGAAGCTCTCGCTTTAATATGGGTTATGTCGGAGAAAATGAGGCGACTAAGCTTATTTTTCAACTTACACCAGATTTACAAGGTGCGAGCTTTTATTCTATAGATTTTCTTGTGGGCGACACTGTAAAAAGTGTTAGCGATATTAAAGTAGATGACGAGTTTTTATCATATATCGTTCCTTCTATTTTAACAAAGAAAGACGGTGAGATAGCCATACAGGTTTTAGCGGGGAACGATAAATTTATTGTTAAATCACCTATTGTCTACGGAAAGATATTCGCGCCTAAAGATAAATAATTTTGAGACGGCATAGAAAGAGAGGATTAAACATGAACATAGCTATGTCTATCGGACACGGTAAAAATGAAAGGGGCGGCTACGACAGCGGAGCGTGTGGCGGCGGTTTTCAAGAATTTAAGATAGGTCGAGAAATCGGTAAGTACGCGGCGGCAGCCCTTCGTGAGTACGGCTGTAATGTAACGCTGATAAATTACGACGCAGACAAGAGTCTTTATAGTCGTATCAAGACTATAAATGCTGGCAAGTATGACCTTGCTATGGAGATACATCTTAACGCCGCACACGGCACGGGCTCTGAGGTTTACTATAAAGTAGGCAACAACGCCGGTAAGACAATAGCCGGTGCGATTAGTAAGAGTATTGCTACAAAGTTCGGCATCCCGAATCGTGGCGCAAAAGTTAAGGTACAAAATAACACAAACTACTTTGGTTTCGTTAGAGAGGTCAAATGTCAGAGCCTCCTCGTCGAGACCGTTTTTATTGATACAACCTCTGATCGTAAACACGTTGAGAACGCATCTGGGCAGAAACAGTGTGGTATTGCAATAGCCGACGCGGTTGCTTCTGTATATAAACTTAAGAAGAGAACAGCGAGTGCGCCAGCTGTTACGCCGACAACGCCGTCCACTCCTACCCAGCCCGCTTCTGCCATAAAGGCAGGAGATATCGTTAAGATTACGGGCAAGAAGTATGCCACAGGACAGAGTATTCCTGTATGGGTTAAGCTCCGTAAACACACAGTTAAGTCTGTGAGTGGAAACAAAGTTTTGCTTAAGGAAATTAACTCATGGGTGTACGCGGTAGACCTTTCGTTGGTAAAGGGTGCGTCAAAAAAAATAGGTGTAGGCTCCACAGTAACAATTAAGACTGGGGCAGTTTACGGCGGGCTCTCTAATACGAGAGGTAAGGCTGTGCCTAAAGCTCAGCTCGCGCCCACAAAACACAAGGTCTCAAAAATTCAAATAAACCGTGGCGTGAAGGAGGCTCTGCTTTCGGATATCATGTCATGGGTTGCCGTTAAATATCTTAAGGAGGTATCGTAATGGCAATCAGTATGGACGCCTTAGAGACAGAGATAAAGAACCTCAAAAGGCGCGTCGAGGTGCTTGAAAAAGAGTACACCACTCTTGATAAAGAGGTTGACGATATAGATAAAACTCAGGGCGTTGTTACTTCTAAGCTTAACACGGTTATTGAAACCCTCGGAAAGCTTCAGCAAGCAATAGACGATTTAAAAGACCGCCCCAGCAAGCGTTGGGAGACCATTGTGTCTGCTCTTATCGGTGCTGCTATGACAGCCTTTATCGCATTTATATTTGGGAGGTAAGATTATGCAAAAATTCAAAGACATTATTGAGAATCTTAGTAATGTATCGGTTGGTACTTGGGTTCGCCTTATTCTTATGGTAGGCTCTCTTGTCAACCTCACACTCGGCGCATTTGGCGTTGCGGGCATCAGTTTTGATGAGAATCAGCTGTACGCAATAGTCAGTGTCGTGCTCGCCATCGTAACTGGCGTCGTCAGCTACTGGAAGAATAACAGCTTCACTGCGGCAGCTCAGGCGGCGGACGAGTTTCTTCATGCTCAGGGCAATGCTAAAGAACAGAGTGAAGTAAAGCCCGACGAAGACGCAAACGAGAACGAAGAAGGCTAAGTAAAAAAAAGCGGGTAGGGAGAAATCCCTACCCGCTTTTTTACCTAAATTATCTCATAAAATAAGGCTTTAGTTCTTCGTCTAACTTTTGAGGGGTTATACCGGCAATCTTAGCAATGTGAGCCTTCGACCCAATCTCTCTTGTGCGGAAGTCGCCCTCTTCAGTGTTAAGCCACTTATAAGCTTCTTCCAAGCTGTCAAACTCGGCTAATCGGTGATGCCACTCACCGAAATCAAACTTACTTGAAACGCCATAAATTTTGCCGGTCTTTTCAAAATACTTCTCTAAAGTCATAAAGCTCCTCCTTACCGTTTGTTTTATCTGCAGGCTAATTATAACTTATAGAAATATATTGTCAATACCTTTTATGGGACAAGAGCGGTTTTGCTTAGGCAAAACCGCTCTTAAATAGGTGTATAGGAACCAAGAGGTTCTTAAGCAACAAAAAAACTTTATTGCTTCGTGTTGTTGTGTTGTTTTATAATGTGCTCAGCCAGCTGCCCAATCGTTGTCTTATAAACGCTCCTAACAATAAATGCACACAAGCCCAAGAGCTCTACTACGACTGCGCCGATGTAATACTTTAAAAAGTCCAACATCAACTCGTATTGGGCTGCATCAAAGTCTTTAAGTACGACAAAAAACATAATGACGTTAAAGGCTATTATTTGCAAGAATACACCCACAGCAATGATAATTGCAATTTTTTTTCTGCATTATCAGGTGAGCCTCTTCAGTCTTTATGTATTGTTTTAGGACTCTTGAGTTATAGCCATTTACCTTGTCCCTAAAGGAGTTCTGTGACTCCTTTGGTAAACACGTTGTCAAAGAGTCTGGCACATAACTCTCTAATTCTTCGATTAAGGGGTTGTAGAAATCCGGCGTTTTAGGCATTATAAACTCTCCTAAATAATTATTGTGCTACCTCACCACTTAGTCCTAAGAATTTTATCCGCTCTGACATCACATTTACGGAAACATCAAATATATCCGCGAGCGCGCTTACTGTTGGAACAAGCAGTTCGCTCATTGCCGTCTCCAACGATTTTCGTGGGATTAGTAATTCGCCGGCAAATGTATTTGCTGCAATCTCGTCCTCGGTGAGATCGTTTGTCCTAAATTCAATATGAGGAGAAGAATCATTAGACAAACAATAATGCGCAAGCTCGTGTGCTATAGTAAATCTTGTCCGATGATTATTTCCTTTCATCTCTGAGTTATAAAAAATTGCTATTCCTTTTTCATTTGTTATTATTGCACCCAATATTTCTGTCTTCGTTTCATCACACAATTTTTCTTGGACTTTAGTAAAATCAATTGGCAACGCAGATACTTCATACGATTTTAAAATTTCAGATAAATCAATTGGGATTGTTGCTTCCTGATTGCACGCGCGTAAAATTTCGTCAGCGCTTGCTCCTCTCAAATTTTCATACTTTTTCACTTTTCTAACTCTCCATTTTTTTCTTAAATATTCATTATACCCTTTCTGATTAGCGAACATTAAGCACACGCCTTCTCGCATAACATATTTTACCACCTTTTTTATAGTTAGTCAATGTCCGTTTTTATATATTATATTAGCATAAGGCAAAATTTATACAGTATCTTTTTGGTCTTTTATAGTCACTTGTGTCTCGCCATAAATTCTGTGCCCCATCTGGTCGCCTGTCCCTCATACCATGCGTCGTCGTAAGCGGGTAAAGAGCTATATCTATACCCTTTTATCCGCACAAGGTATTCTCTATGCCAATATCGTATCATCGAGGGAATACATACGAGAATCGGCATAAAGAAACCGTAGAGCGTGTTCTGAATCGCGTGACCGTGTTCGTGGTATGTAATCTCGCTCTCTGACTGGTTGTCTGTAATTATCGTTAGTCCAAGCGACACACCACCCCAGCCGTTGCCAATCCTAAACCTTATACAATAGCCACACAGCTCCGGCTTCCTAAAGAGCAACAGCATAACTGCGGCGGCAACCACGCCGACAAGCGTCATAGGCAAACCCCAAGTGAACGACAAGACATAAAACAAAAGCTTGTTATTCTTCATTACTTCACTCCCGTAGAACCGAACCCGCCTCTGGATTGGTCGTCGAGATGGTCTACTTCGTCGAGACGCACTTTAGGCATAGACTTCACTATGCGAAACTGGCATATTCTATCACCCTTTTCAATTTTTGTATCTTCAAGAGCTATCGCAGGGAACATCCATACATCGTTGTCACCGCTGTAGCTGTTATCTATAATTCCCATGCTGTTAGCCTGTATGACCTTGAAGTTCTTGTATGTACTGCTTCTCGGTACAACATGAGCCTCGTAACCGTCAGGAAGCTTCATAGACACGCCGAGGGATATAATCTTAAACTCTCCCCTCTTAAGTTCTACAGTTTCGGCAGCTCTGAGATCTATCCAGTCGCCCTGTGATATTTTCTGAAGACGCTCCATATTCGCGTCATGATACTTTATTTTAATCTTCTTCATTATTCTTCTCCTTAACTTATCTTCTCTGCATACTGGTTGTTGCTTGCCAACATCACCCCAAGAACATCGTCTCTGTGGGGCTCTTGGTTTGGGATAAACCGCCCGAACTTTACGATAATGTTTTTGTATCGTCTGAGCTCGTTTAGTTTAGGTTCAATTTCATCGGACGTATACCCCGTGTAAATTATGATAGGGTCGTCTGTGCGCTGACGAAAATAATCAATAACTTCAAGAACCTCTTCTATTTGAAGCATGGGTTCCAACCCGCCAAACACAATTGCTCTCGTCACAGTGCTCGACTGATAAAGCTCAAACAGTCTATACGGAGCAACCTCGATAGTGGGAGAAGTTGCGAGGGAAGAGTTTTGACACAGCTTCTCCCCGCAATCTCTCTCGCATTTCCAGTCGCAACCGTTAGCACCTATAAGCATTGCAGGATATTTATAGTCCCCAAACGCCTCTACTTCGATTGCTTTTACTCGCATTAAAGTTCTCCTATATTGTTAAGGTCGAACCAGTCGCGCATAGCGAACTCTTTCTTACGAGCCTCAGAATAGGTCTTAGTAGGCGTAAGGAAGCCAACTATACGCTGATATGTCGTCTCAACGGGGTGTCCACACTCGGGGCAAGTATCTCCGAAGAATCCGTGGTTGTTATCACAAGCCGATATACGAAGATTAAAGGCAAAGTAGTTAACACCCGCATCTGCCACATAATTCATCATATACCAAGCTTCATCGAAACTGTTGAATGGAGAACTGATGTTAATATGCACTATACTGCCGCCTGAACAAGCCTTGTCAAGAATAGCACTCACTCTAACCTTTTCAGCTATGGTTGTCTTTATGCCGAGCGGAATCCACTGGTTGCCGTACAGAGGAAGGTCGTATTTCTCATCGGGAAAGAATAGCTTGTCTTTTTCCATAAGAACAGCCGCAGCTCTCTCTCCGGGAACCTGTTCGATGTTCATCATGTAGTCCTTATCCTTGACGAACTCGTCTTTAATCTCGGTGATTGTCGCGAGTATCTTCTTGGCGAACTCTATGCCCTCGTCTTTATAATATGTATTACCGAACTCGTCGTGATAGGTGTAGCCAAACTTCTGCAACGCTTCATACACACCGATAATACCAACGGTGTTGTACTGCGACTTCATGTTGATAATACCGAGCGCGTAATTGGGAAGCAGCCCCTTTTCTGTGTTTCGTTTCATGATATCTCTAATAACATCAAGAGTTTTTGCACAGGTAATTACTCGACCCTTAAGAGCTTCAAGATACTCTTCCTCTGATGTTGTCTCGTAGGCAAGACGGGCGAGGTTTATTGTATTTACCTTAATAGATCCAACCTCAAGCGCCGACCCGCCGATGCTGTTGAAGTAGCCAAGCTCCTTTATGTTGCTTTTCAGACGACAGCAGTTACTCAAGCTTGTAACATCCTCTGATACGAAAATGTTACTATCCGCCCACTTCATGTTATGACGGCAACACCACTTTGCAAAATCCTCATCTACGAACTTGCCGTTCTGTCTAAGAAGAGCGAACGAAACAACCGGAAATGTCATAAGGTTCTCTCTTCTTGTATCTGAAAGCACTTTCATAAACGCCTTCTGATATTCTTTAATCTCGTCGATATAATCTATAATGAATGTGCCGTCGGGGAACTCTTTACCGCCGAAGAGCGCTTCAAGATATGGCTTATCAAATATTGAGAAGTTGGTAAAAGCCGACTGGATTCCGCCCCTCAGATAGGGCTGATTAAGTCGATAGATTATCTCCTGAAAAGACTGGTCTCTGTAATATTCGGGAGACTTTACAAAGTAACCTTCGTCGCAATCTTTCTTCCAGAAGTAATACGAATAAACGAGAAAACTCGGAAGCCCAACCGCGCCTGAAGACCTATTGCACGTCCACGACACAAATTCGCTGACAAAATCAGTATATGTATTGAGGTGCTGAGGCGGAGCCGCATTAAAGTTATCTATGAAATAGAGTCCGCGCTTCACCAGTTCGTCTATATCATAAGCGAAGCAATACGGAACCCAAGACGAGCTATGAGCGTCGTGCAGATAAAAGTGTCCGTCCCACTCGCCCTTCAGCCACTCAGTGGCATCCTCGTGTCCATACTTCTTAGTCAACTCATGAAATATCTTGTTGAACGCCAAAAGTTTTGAATGGGGCTTCGACATTTCGTTTATGAGCGAAACAATATCCTTGTGTGCAACATTCGCGTTACCATCTATACTCGCGTCTGCTATGGTTTGCTTATCAACAAAATTGTCGATGAAATCGGTATAGTTGAGCTGTTTATCTCCAAACCCATTGAGCTCGCTCAGCCTCTCTGGGTAAGCATTTTGCAGACGATTATATTCAATTACAAAACTTCTATCGAGACTATCTATATTGAACTTCATATATCACACCACCTCGTTAACCCATTTAATTGCTTCGACGAAAGTCATTGTCTTTCCGTCAACCTCAAGCATAGGAGTTGACATAAAACCCTTGTCTCTCATAACATCCACATCGGTAATTTCTTCGTAGTCCACTCCCTTCGATTTCAGTTTGGTCGTCAGCACATTGCATTTAGGGCAATGCGTCGTATAAAGTATTACTTTCATGTTTTGTAAACCTCCGTATATATAAGTTAAGCCTCGTATGCTACTCGTCCGCAGCACGGGCATTTTGACATTGTATAAGGTGCATACACAACAACTTTGTGCGCCCCATCGTATGACTCACGAACAATCTCCTCTCCCGTCAGAACATAGCTATTTATGTCTGCTTCGAAAACGCACCCGCAGGTCGAACACTTAAACTCAAGTGTTTTGCTTGCTCCATTTCTAAGAATATTAATCATCCCATCAGTCCTCCTCGTAAGGCTCAGGAAGTATCTGCCACGCCATCACAAAGGTGAGCACACCGTCAACACTTCCACCCTCAACTGCGTCTATAGGTTCGTCCACGCCGTCAATCTCCCAAGTCATCGAGTCGGCGTCGTACCACGCTGTAACGGTCGCTCTCTCGTTGCGGGGTCTCGAGTGTATACAATTGATTGAATAAAAAAGCTCCTCAATCGTCACGATAAATTTGCCACTGTACTCGGGCAGGTCGCCGACAGTTTCTATTGAGTGCCAGTTGGCACCGGGTGCTCCCTTGCAGTCTGCGGGACACGTATGTATCTGAGGCTCGTCACCTTTGTGGTCGCTACGAGCCTCATCTTTGGCAGTTATTTCTATCGCCTCATCTATCGCTGTAATCCAGTCAAATATCTCGTTAATGATTCTCTTCATTTTTTAAAACTCCTCTCCATTTCCAATCGTTATATCCGTTCTCTCTGCAACGGGCACAGTATTCTTTGTCTAACCACTCATCGTAAGCGCAGTAAGCATGAGCGAATCCACTACTTCGGCGAAGTGCGTTAAGGTCACTTGTCACCTCTGCGAGCAGCTTGTTTAGTCTTAAGTTCTCCTCACGGAGTTGTTTGTTATCTTCTAATTTTTCTTGACTGAACTTCGCATATCCCTTCCAAAAATCAGCATTGCTCTTAGCGGCTTCGAGGTCGGTGCGTAGAGAATTTAGCTCCCGTTTTAGCTTTTTCTTTCTCACACAACCACCACACAGTCAGTGTCCTTCGAGACTTCTGTGTCGGGTCGAATTATCTTCTCGGTCTCACCACCACACGCCGCATACCCCGCCGCGTCTATCCAGTTATCAGCCTTGCCTCTACCGGTCGCCACCCTTGCCATTTTAAAAAGCACCATCATAGCGGCGACATCTTTACAGGTCAGCAAAACCTTTTTGTCCGGGAACGCCGCATCGAGATAGCTCGTCCACAAATTTGCTATCGCGGTAAAGCTGTTCTCAGGCGAGCTGTAGTCCGCCTCTCTGCTCCTGCAAACGCAGTCTTTTGCGCCATTTAAAATATCTTCTCTGTTAAAGTAATAACCCATTTATCTTCTCCTTTTAGTCTCTCTCACAGCAATTCACGTCGCCGCCACACTTACACGACGGCTCACCCTTTTGACCGATGCACACTTTTGCTCCGTGTTCAGTCTTATAATATCTACACTTCTCTTTCTTTATAGGTCTATTCCAACAATTCGAGCAAGAAAAATCATCACACCAACAGCCGCTGGTTGGAACATGGTCGTCGCCATAAAGGTATCTCACACAGTTAGGTGGATAGCCTTTGTCGTCCAATATCGCGTTCGGGAACTTCTTGAGGAAGTCACTTATGTATGTTTCTACCGGATGTTCCACACCCCACTTCTCAACCATCTCTACAGCCTCTTCGGGGTGCTGAGATTCAACGGTCTCACAGCCAAAGGGTTCGCCCATAGCAAGCGAACACATGGAGCAACCAGATGACTTTCCGCACATTCGCTCCCTTGTTTTAAGGTAATCTACTGCGTCCATATTAGTCCTCCTCACCCTCGGTTTCATTCTTGTCTTTGGACTCCCCTGTTATCAACTCTGAATATGGAAGGGTTTCGATCCAATCGAGCATGGTCTTCCATTCGTCCAAACGATGCCCTTTCCGAGACTTATACATGTTCGCCAGAACTTCGTAGTTCAACATTACGGTGCGACGCTGGTTGTAAGAGGACGGAAGAAGCTGAATAAGTTGCCACCAGATTCGCTTAAGATTTTCATTGTGCCTCTCGATGTCTTTTGTCGGCTTATTTTTATAGTAAATATAGAAGTCACGCCACTGATTAAGTTCCTCAATAATATCGCTAAGCGCTCTATATGGACTATTGTGCTGTTTGTTTTCAGGGGCAATAAATTCGTCAAATTCACGCATTATATCCGCTTTTGTAGTATAAAGGTGCTCGCAACTAAAGTCGTCCATCTTAAATTCTTTATCCAAAATCTTATGCATAGTCGAGCAGGAGTTTGCAACGGTGCCCACCTTGTAAGTCGAAAATTCTTTCCAAAAATACAAAGGAGCAATAATGTCTAAGTAAACAGGGATCATTCTCATAAATTTTCTATGATCTGTACCGGCGTTGCAAAGTGTGGACATGAGTTTAAGGTCGTTTGGTCCGATTTTAAAATCCTGATCACTCTCCCATGTCGTCTGCAAATTAAACTTACTGTCGCTCCTTATCCAAGAGTTTTTTGGATTTCTGCACCCCATAATAATAACCTTCCATTGGTCAGAAGAAGGCAATACCACATTTTCAATTTTAATACTCATCTTTAAACCTCCATTCGTACCCGCCAGCAATTCTTCTCTCACCGGCACATGCTTTATAGATATTTCCTTGCGGTATTCCAGTTTCTTTTGATGCGTTTCCCGTGGAATAATATTCGCCAATAATATTACCATTCAAAACTTGTATAACTGGACGACCCTGTTTTGCAGCCATTTTTCTTAGACCGTCACCATAACAAGTATTGTAACGAACTGTACACCATTCCAGATTATCAGCTTCATTGTTTTGTTTATTTTCATCCTTATGGTTAACCACTGGTAAACACTCGGGGTTTGGAATAAACGCCTCTGCTACTAATCTATTTACGCGTCTTCCATAATGTTTGCCTTCCTTAGATAAGCATACCGCTAAATATCCGTCTTTATCGCGTCTCTGTTTAAGGATACGCTCTTCGACTCTTTGGGTTCCAGCGTTATTAGTTTTAGTTCGTTCAATGCTCTTGATATCGCCGTGATCGCTAACTTGGTAAAGACCTTCAAAATTTTTAATGTCTTTCCACATGTCAACCCTCTGCGCCTTTCATTGGATTTCGACAGTCCCTAATAATCGCCTCCCACTGTTCAGTAGAAGGTGCTACAACATTCTCAATTTTTATCATTGAACCTCTCCTTCTCTATTCGTCCGAACCCTCGACAACATCGAGTCCGTCAAGCACACACTCTGCACACAGCTCGTCGCCGTCCACATAATAAAGTCTCTCCTCTTCACCGCACTTGTCGCAGAAGTATCGAGTAACACGCCTATGTGGACACGAGTCACCGATACACCCAAGTTCAGGCGGACACCCGACACACTCATTAAATTCTTTTGTCACTTAAACATCTCCTTAATAAACTACTCGGAGTCACCGTCCTCTAAATAAAATCCATCAGAGTGCATTGCTCTTTGGAGTGACTTGCACAACAAACTTCCTCGCCCCATGAAGTCCATATTACTTTTTGAGTAAGGTCTAATAGCACTTCTTTACCACATATTAGACAATTCATTTTAATCTTCTCCTATCTTTTGTTCTCTCATAAAGGCACATGGTACGCAGAATTATTTTTTGAGTAAAAGTAAAGCGAAATCCACATAGCTCATAAAGTTCAATAGGATGTGCTTTATAAAATTTTATCCAATCTTCATTTATTAAATTCTCGTCTATTTTCTCTTCAATACCTAAGACTGCTCCTACGTCTGGTTTAGACTGTAGTTCAATCTCGCATTGCGGGCATATTTGCCGACCTTCGGGGACTATTTCTCCACAACAGACACATCTATCTGCATCAGCCATTATCTTTTGCCTCCTTGTTGTCTCCTTTAAGAGCTCTTTGTGCCTCTTCTTCGGTAGTATAAAAAATATCAAACGAGTCTTCAAAACTGCAACTATCACCCTGCACATATAAGTATTTTATACCGTCTTTGCCTATAATAATTTCTTCTATTTTTGCCGGCTTAATTAGATTGCGTCCTATTCCTGTGATATACCAAACTGTGTCTCCAACGCTACACGGCAACACGATTAACTTCGATTTGCTTTTGAAATTATCACAGCTTTCAGGTTTGGTACACCTAAACCGACAAAATCCAAGCTGATACCCTAAACAATCGCTATAGTCCATTTTAAAAATCCTCCAACTTATTATCGTAGATATTGCCGATGACCTCTATTTCGTAGTCGTAAAAGTTATCCATAGCATAGCGAACACTGTCGCTATAAACTTGAAAACAGGATTCATCAAAAACGACTTGATAAGGCTCATCATAGCCTTTCAACAAAACTATATCGCCCTCAAAAATCTTTGTGCCGTTTTTATCTTTAAGACCTGTGTACTGTCCCACAGTTTCAGGATTAACAAAAATTTGACATCTGTTTCCAAACCTATCGGGATATATAATTATTGCTCTGTCGTCCTCAGTTGTGTCCAAACTGCCAAAGCACCAACGATGATTTATGACTCCTGAAAAATCTTTACCTCTAAATAGTATCTCACGCATTGTTATTACCTCCTATTCTGTGCTTGATTGTGTCACATATATCTGCGACAAGCCAATCGTCCGGTTCATCTGCATACCAAAAAGACCAATCGTCAAACGCACCTTCGATTATCCAATTGTTTTTATAATACTCAGTCGCTTCTTCTATCATCAACTCGTCGAAGGTGTAAACAAAATACGGCTCGCCGCCGTCGTCAACATAGAAGTCGATGAAGTACACATCTATACCCTGCTTTTTTAATTCTTCAATCACTCTTTCTTTTACCACATTAATGTCTGTCATAGTCCAGTCTCCTATTTTATCGATTTTGGGTCATCGCAGAAATCAAAGCGTTTCCACAAGTGATTCTATCGCCATCCTCTTCTTTGCTCGGCACAAAAACAATAACATTCCACCCCTCGGCAACCAACGGCTGTTCAAACTTCCTGTATACATCGTAATCGGTGTAAGAAGTCGTAACGTCAAAACCGTTCGTTATCGCAGATTTTGTTTCATGAATGGGCGTTATTTTAACAATAAACTTATTCTTGTCGAATAGCATAGAAAGTCGTTTTGCGTCAAGAACTGTATCAGCAGTAACGGCAAAATTTAATGTATATTTCTACCCTTGGGTACAGGGAGTTTCGCTGCAAGCATAGAAATTTCATCAAGGTTCAAACTCATTCCGCTAAATTGATTATTCCTCTGTTCGTCGTCAGTGCTGTTAATGCTAAACTGAAGCCCCGCTTCTCCGTTATATCTTTCATTTTTAATATCGCACCATCTTAAAATAAACTCTTCCAGTCGTTTATTGGACTTTGGGAGCATAGTAGAGACTACTGGGTGGATTGTTTTTGCGTTAATATATTGCCCCACGAGCGGCTTTAGGATATTATCTGCAAAATCAAGCACAGCAAAATTAAATGTCGGCTCTCCCATTCTTGCAAAATGTACATTAAACCTATCCGTTGTAGTTATGGCTTCGTTCTGAAGAATTGTCTGAACTTCGTAAACTAAATCATCTATAGTCGCGTCCCCGTGATAGCCAAACTGCGGACAATCGCAAAATTTGCATCTCATAGGACAACCTTTTTGTGTACTGATAGTAGCTACCCACTTTTTAGATAAATCAACCTCGGTGTTTTCGACGCCGTTAATTTCTTTATATAAGCCCAAAAAATTAGCCTTAATGTTGTTCTCTTTTCCGTAATCACCGACCGTAAGGAACTCCAACTTGCGTTCGGGATCAATATAAATTTTTCCAGTATGCGTATTTACAATCTTCATTCAATTCCCTCCGTCCATTTTCGCGCCGCAGTGGGAGCAATAGTTAAAATCATCATTGCCTAACCCGTTGTTGGTGACATAATCATAGTCGTAGTCAGCGTACCACTTGCAAACTGAACAATAGCAACCGTCCGAATCGTCCTTCATCCATTTGCCGTGTTTAATTTTTTGTACATCAGCGGCAGGAGCGTTCTCAATACTCGCTATCACATCTTCCGGATAGAAAAGACCCTCTGGATATTTCATGGGCGGTCCATACACGCCACCGCCGTCTTCCCACCATGTCGGTAAATCTTTGACGTGTTTTATCAATTCATCGCGGTCAATATAATCACTCATTTTTTTTACCTCCGACCAGTCAAGCGCACGTCCGCAACAAGGACATAAGTAATAGCACCCTTCGTTTATCGGCTTCTTTGGTATCTGCTTCTCGAAAACTTCTTCTATAGACATTAATCTTTCATATAATGTTCTAAACGCTTTTCCAACTTCTTCAGGACTTGGGTGCTCATCAATAAAATATACCCGATCATCCTCTATTATGGGATTAGACCCTTTCCCACCCTCAAAAACGATTTTAATAGGTTTATCATCGTCTTTAGGTATCACATAAATCATCATGCTACCTAATCTCCTTTCCTACAGTTGCGCGCAACCATCATTTTATTTCTTTCATTTCAAGATTACCGTCTTTATAAGCAATCTCATAAAATTTATCATTAACTGCCTTAACCGACTCAACCATCTCTGTTAATGTCGCCGCACTTACATCAATAGGTTCATGCGTATCTACGACTATAGCCGCATCATTTAGCACTACCTTAACTGGCTTCTCAGTATCCATTATCCAACCCTCGCCCGCATTATGAACAAGACGCATTTCGCAATCATCTGTGTTTCGATAAACTCGATTCAACACCTCACGAAGCGCCGCGCATCCTTCTTAATTTTGAAATGACCCTTACTAACATTCTTTGAGGCAACTCATTAGCAATAGCTTTTACAGCTCTCATATCCGACTCATAACTAATTAAACCCCAATACTGTAATTCATCGTAAAGAATCTGAGCTCTTTTATCTCTCTTGGATTGTGGCTTCATTTTGCACCTCACATCTTTCTATAGGAATTAAGATACCAATATCCTTTCGGATTCTTGTAGCAGTTGTCGGCATACACGATATCACCCTTCGCTACCTGATTCTCGGCATATATTCTCGCCGGTATCGTCAACGACGACTGCTTACCTGTACCCAGACTCTGCGTATTCACTTTATATCCCCACGGCACACCGTTCTGTCCACGCATAGGGAATACTTCTGTTATTAGAAGTTTACGACGGTCTTCGGGCAGTCCGGTCTGAATACCAACATAGCCAAGATACTCGATACTATTCTGTATTTTGACTTTAAGGGTTAAGTCCGGAACATCTGATTTTCTGATTTGCTCTTCACAGGCAGCTAAAAGCCCGTCCATGTCAGTTATTGTATAGGACTTAAGCTCGTTCCCCTTGACACCTTTATCCGTCGCATAATCTGAGATGATATCCGTAAGGAAACCTACAACCTTGGACTTGCTAACAGATTTTGCAGTTCCGTTCTTAAAGAACGAGTATACCTGTACAAGCTTCAGCAGCTCTCCCATATTTCCAAACTCTTCAAAGTAGCCAATTTTAATTAGGATGTCGAGCTGTCGCGTGTCAATAGAGGTCTTCGAGAGAGCTTTGAGAACTTCCATAAACGATTTTCCTTTTACCTCGTCGTATATGTCATACAGCTCATTTGCAAGAGCAGCGGACATATACTTAACACTCGTCAACCCCTTTGCTATTTCTTTTTTCTCCTTGTTAAAATAGAAGACATCTCTCGACGCGCCGAAACGAGGAGGTGTTACCTTAAATCCATATTCGGCGGCAAGCGTAGTGCCATTAATAACATCATCTTCATTAGCGGCGTTGTTAAGATATGCTGTGATGAACTCGCAAGGATAATAGCAACGAAGATATGCACAGAGATATGATACCAAGCTATAACTCACAGAGTGGTTGAAATTGAACGCATAAGACCCCGCATCTTTAATAACTTTCATGAACTCCATTGCTTCTTCTTCGGCTTCCGCTCTGGGCTTATCCGAGTGATTGCAATACCCGTCCAGAATTTTCGGGGTTATGGCTTCTATCTCATCAACTTTCTTTTTGGTTATCATCTTTCTTATTCGGTCGCTCTCGCCTCCGGACATACCGCATATTTGCGTAAGGAAATTCATGACATCCTCTTGATAGACCAAATACCCGAGGTTATTTTTTAAAAGAGTATCTATTTCTTCACTGGGGTTTTTGTTCGGTATGCGCCCAACAAGCTTGTCTCTGTACGAAGCTCCACCGGGTCGCAGAGCCGCATTAACCAACGTGAGTTCAAATATTGATTTAGGTTTGAATCTCTTCATTAGGCTATAGGCGAAGCTGCTTTCAAACTGGAACAGTGCTATAGGACTTCTCAGCATATCGTTCCAAACCCTTTGATCGTCAAAGTTCATTTCGCTCATATGGGGGTACGGAATACCAGCCATTTTACAAGCATCGTTTATAATTCCAATGTTTTTAAGTATCAGAAAATCAAATTTAACTGCTCCGACGGCATGAAGCTCTTCCATATCGATAAAAGCGCAACGCTCTCCGTCTTTATCAAAAACACCATAATTGTCCGTCAGTGTTATCGGACTGATAACTATACCCGCAGGATGAATTGACTGAGATATCTTTGTGTTCAAAAGCCCGTCATAATAAAAGAAAATATCGGGATGATTCTTCTTCGCCAAGTCTTCATCCATCAGGAACTCTTCAACAACCCCGTCAATGTTTTTCAATGAATACGGGTTGTCCGGCGAAAACTTATCGGACGGTTTGAACTGTTCTCCGCTCTTTTTCTCTTCCCAATACTTAGCCAGCGCATTTCCGATTCCTTTAATGGTCGCCTTTGCCTGAAGCGTTCCAAAGGCAGCTACTCGCGCCGTTTTCTCCGCCCCAAATCTATCAATTATGTACTGGAAGATTTTGGGTCTATCCTTATCTATGCAGTCGGTATCAATATCAGCCGGTTCAACTCTGTCTTCATGGCAGAATCTCGCAAACGCCGTATGCCACTGTTCGGGGTTGCAGTCAGTGATATCTGTCACAAAGGCAGTTCTCGATCCACTAACTGAACCTCGTCCGGGACCTATGGCAATGCCATGCTCCTTGCACCAGCATATCAATTCACTCTCGCAAAGCATAAAGCCATTCATGCCGACTTTCTCAAAGATTTTTCTTTCTTCAGCCAGTGCGGTTCTGAACGCTTCTTCCTGTTCGGGCGGTATAACCCCCGTCTCAAGCTTCTCTTTGAACATTCGGTCAACACGCTCAGCTTCTATTCGGCTATCCTCTTCAGCCGACCCGTACAGTATCGGGTATTTAATAGATGTATCAAGCTCGAACGGCTCTACCATATCAGCCATTACAAGCGTGTTGTCCATAGCCTGTCTGTAAAGCTCGGAAGGTAGAACGCCCTGCCTTGCAAATGCAGCGTCCAACTCTTCACGGGACTTATATGTGAGGTCGTATGTATCTTCGTCGCCGTAGGACTTGTTTTTATATTTAAGCAATATCTTGCGGCACTCAGCTTTATATTTGTCAAGCGAGTGAGTATCGGTTCCTGCTATCAGCGGCTTACTGTACTTCTTCGCAAGCTCCGCCAAATGCACATTAAAGTCTCTCTGCTCCTGACAGTCATGCGCCTGTATCTCAAGGAAGTCATATCGCTTAACAAGACTCTCGTACATCGGATGGTCTACGGGAAGCTTATTTAGAGGACTTGCAAGACACGCGCTCGTCGTGATAATGTTGTTGGACAGCTTCAGAAACTCGTCAAAACTCAATCTATTTACATAATAAAAGTGGTCTTTATCGCATGATTTCGACACTGCAAGGTTGAGTTCTTTCACGCCCTGTTCGTTTCGAGCTATAAGCACCGTATGGTAGTTATCTCTGACCTTTTCATTAAGGCTTTCAGTGAGGTATATCTCAACGCCGTGAATGTATTTAATTCCTTTTTCATCGCAATACATCTTTTTCTTGACCCAGTTGAGTGGTTTTCCGTGTTCGCTGAACGCTATAGCTGGTTGTCCAAGTTCAGCGGCTCTGTCGATATACAGCTTGTAGCCCGTGCAACTATCCAGCAGACTGTTATCACTATGTAGATGATAAATTACTAAGTTGTCTGTCAACCAAACACCTCCTCGTCCATATCTTCGTCATAAGCAGGAGTGCCATAAGGCAACTCCGCACTTGTCACGCCGTCGGCGACTTCCCACCCATAAGCATGGGCAAGATTCTGCGGCGTTGTGTAGAATCTCTTACTCGGGTTGTCGTAGTACAGAGCAAATTCCTTGTTGTTCGCACTACCATATCGGTCTTTGAGAACTTCAAGGACAACACTGCCTTTCATGGGCGGCGTAATGAACTTGCCGTTTCTGCCAACAACACCCTTTTTATCTTTAGGTGATACTCGGTATAGCGATATAACACGCTGTGCAAGGTTGGCAGCAGCAGCGACGCCCTGTAGGTCAAAGATGCTCATCTTGCGTACCTGCTCCATTTTCTTCGGGTGAATAACCACAAAGCAAGCTACATTCCATCGTTTTGCAAAGTCAATGATTTGTCTTATAAAATCTTCCTGCTTAGTCCACTTTGAGTTATCGTCGCACGACAGATCCACAGATGTGAGATTGTCGAAGAATACCGTTTTTACTCCAAGCCTTCTTACCGCACTCTCCGCCGTCGCGAGGAGGTCTTCGGTCTTATGCGAGAACGAATCTTTGTAGAAGTAAAGCTGTCCGCGATAATAGGAATTGATTTTTCTGTACACATCAGACTTGATTCTGTAATACTTGCCGTGTTCGCCTTGCACTTCTTCAAGTCCCCGCTGTCCTGCGTGAACAAAGTCAATCCAGTTTTTCAACGACGGATTTGAAAGCTCTCCGCTGTATATAAAACAAGGATAACCCTGCTCTATAGATCGGCATACAAGCGTCGATATCAGAGAGCTTTTACCCGCAGAAGCTATTCCGGTTATGAGCGTTGTAGAACCCATATAGTTCTTGCCGAGCGCAGCGTCCAAATCTTCAAAACCCGTTGTAAACCCTTCAACATCCGACATATCAAATCTCTTTACTTCGGTGTAATCGACTATCGCGGGAATCTCAGACTCTTTCGCGTTATTGATTACATCTCTGACCGCCTCTTTTCCCTCAAAGAACAGCAGTTCGTTTATGTCTTTTATGCGAACTTTCTCACCGTCTGTATTGGTGTGAGACAATGGGATTTCCGCAACCTTGACACGATATTCGCCCAACCTCGGAGCAACTTTCTTTATGTATTCCTCGCCGCTTCTGTCGTTGTCGTGGACGAGGATGATTTCTTCGAACTCTTGCAGAAAATCCCAGCACTCTTCAATCCACTTCGTATTCTGGTCGCCGCCGTTAATGCTTACGGAGTTGTAAAAACCGCACTCAATGAGTGCGGCACAGTCGCCTTCGCCGGTACATATTATCAACGGCTGAGTGGTATTTATTTTATTGATGTTGTAAAGGACATTACAGCAATCGCTGTTTTCGAGATACCATATCTTAAGTTCACCGTGAGGCACTGCGCGTGACTTGCGGACTTTACACATTACGAGCACGTCATTCAGGTCGAAATACTGGAACAAGGTGTTTCCTTTTTCGTCCTGTTGTATATTCAGATAATCTATTGTTTCAGGTGATATTTTTCTCTTCCGCCAATACTTGTACACCTCTTCTTTGTTGTCGGCATACTTGGGTTTGGGGTATTTGTATGCCCTGTCTTTTGTTCCGCGCTCTGCGAATGAATACTGTATACCCGCCTCATCAAAAAGCATCTCACACGCTTCAAGAAAAGTACACTTCTTGGATGTGATATAGGCATCTATGATGTCACAGGTAAAGCCACACGCAAAGCAATGAAAAGAATAAGTCTTGGGGTTATACGAGCACGACGGATTCTTGTCTATGTGTTCGGGGTTCGGGCAACACCCGACTCTTCTTGAGGGGTTCCAGTTCGTAATACCGAGCAACTCAACCATAATCTCAGCATTTCTATCCCCTAATTTCTCTTTCGCTCTTTGAATATCGCTTTTTAATACCTGTATAAATCATCAACCTCCTTTACTTTATGCTACTTTGTCGCCGTCTCCCCACAGCATTTTAGTCTCATGTCGCACAGATATTGGCAATAAAAATCATCCGGTCGGCTTTCAAACTCACCGCAATCCCGGATTTTCTTTACCGTCTCCTGCATCCAGTTTATTGCTTCGTAATAGTCGTCAATGTTGAACTTGATATCCACATCTTTGCTGTTACGGAACATATGGAATCTCAGTAGATCGGGAAACTTACCATATCTCAGCTTGACATAAATTGAATATATGTATAACTGTCTCGCATACTTCTTCTGCTCGGCGGGGTTTTTAAATTTTGCTTTTGATTTCCAGTCGTGAACTACCAACCGTCCCGCCGAGTCTATGTATATAAGGTCTATAAAGCCCTGAATGATGAAGCTATCTCTTCCGTCCGCCGCCGCAATTGGCTCCTCGAAGTGTTCTTCTACACCGAGTATCTCTTTCGCATCCACGCCCTCGAAGTTTGACAAAAACTGTACGCCGTCGTCGTAATATTTCTTACTCAAGTCGGTGTATTTGTTGGGTGGAAATTCCTGAGTTACGTGGTCGAAAAACTTATCTTCATATTCACCCAGCAACTCATACTCGGCAAGTTCATCTTTGCCCCAGTGTTCGAGCAGGGAGTGAACGAAACTTCCGTACTGTGCGAAAGCATTATTTTCTCCCTGCTCACGAGCTATATATGTATACCAATATTGCAGCGGACACTGATGGAAAGAAGACAACTTAGAAAAGCTGTATTTTTCCATATGTCTCATCAGAACGGCAGATCGTCGTCGTCAGTAGCGACATCAACATTTGCTTTCTTCGTGCTCGCCTTTGCTTTCGGTTCAGAGCCGCCGCTGGAAGTTGACTTAGACTCGATAAAGCAGACCTCGTCAGCAAGGACATATGTCACACTTCTGTTCTCGCCGTCCTTGTTTTTATACGAGTCTGTACGAATGGAACCTCTAACACCTATCTTAGAACCCTTGCCGAAATACTTTTCGATAAAATCGGCGGTTGAGTTCCACGCCCTAACACGGATGAAATCTGCTTCGTCTTCTGCGTCCTTTCTCTTGGGACGATTGATAGCCACAGTGAAATTTGCCACTCTGTTGTCTGTGTTACCTGCGGTTCTTATTTCTACGTCGCCCGTAAGTCTACCGATGATTGTTACATTATTCTCTACCATAAATAATTAATCCTCCTTATTTTTAAGGGCTACAAGCTCCTTATAAACATCTGTCGCTACCTCAAAGTCAGTTATCTTATTATAGTTTGCACTACCCGAAACCGACTTGATTATATCTGAAATCGTTTTCTTTGCCACACCGCTGTCTGCAAGTTCTTTAGCGAGTTTGTTAATGCTGTCTATAGCCATTTCTATCTTAGACTTCTCAGCCACAGAAACATCTGCAACCGGTTCTTCCTCTGCGGTGGATTTATTAACCGGCTTCGGAGCGGGGGCGTCGCCAGCGTTTGCCCAGTCAAACAGAGCCTTGCCGTCGCGCTCGGTCAACACATCGTATCTGCCCTCGAAGAGGTGTGTATTATCTTTCTGAGCTTCCGCTATGTGGGTGTCCTGTGCGATATTAAAGGTCAGAGTGTAGTTGTACTCCGTGTTATCTCTCTGCTTGTAGCCCATACCGACTTTCTTAGGAACCTGTTTTCCGTTTCTATCCTCAAGAACATAAGTGTCCTTGCCTCTAACAGTGGATATAATATGTATGGGAGACTGAAGAACCTTTTCCATAAAGGCATCGTGTCTCGGAGTTACCTTACCCCAGTTGGTATAAGAATTGCCCGGCATCTTGTCGTGATAATCAACACAGTAATCCCACTCATGAGTTATGCTGTCGATAACAAGAGCCTTATATCCGCCGTCAACCGCATCCTCAATAGCCTGAATGTATTTCTCGGGAGTATACGGAGCCTGAAGCTGAAGGTCGTCGAAGTCGAACTCATTTGCGTAATATCTTATACGACCATTCTCTGTGTCGATTGCGGCAACTCTACCACCCGCAGCGGCGGCTATGCCCTTCGCCAGTCTCAGCGCCGAAAAAGTCTTACCGCTTCCACTTGGACCCGCGAGTAGCACCTTAAGCCAAATCTGTTCTCTTTTTGCTTTCTGAAATCCCATTTGTTTTACCCCTTTTCATTTTTATTTATTTGGATTTTACAGTCCAAGTATTTTCTCGATGAACACAAGAATTGCTTTACCATAAAGACCAATCAGATTAAGAATGTTAAAAATAAATGCATCAATCATTATCGTTTCCCCCCCTTTGTAAAATTTCTTCCTTCGTCCGATGCGTAGAATAGTTTTCTAAGCGAGCAGATATCACGCGGTATTGACTCTTTATCCTCTGTTTCTGCGTAAATTCGTTTAAGCCACGCATAATACTGATTCATTAATGGCGTTGTAAGAGACGAAGTTTCCTTGCCATCAAGATGTCCGCGTCTAAGAACCTTGTAGGAAATGCCGCGAAGGTATTTCCAGAGATTATAGTAAGCAAGTTTAAGCTTAACCATATAACCGTCGGCATCTTCGACGACAAATCCCTCTATATGCCTGTTGTTATACAGATAATCAGGTGCTGTGACCGTGTAATACCAATCGAAGAATGTCTGCCAATCGTTAATTACGACAGCTCGCTCTTTGTGTTCGAGCCCGAACTTGTCTGCAACACTTATAAGCTCGTCATAACTGAACTTTTTGAACTTCAACTCGTTGTAAACAATATCAAGCAAGAAAAGATGATTTTCCGGATAATCAATTATGTGTGGATCTCTCTGCATATCAATACACTCAAACACAAATGTTACATTGTTCTCCCTTGAAAATTCTTTCATTTTCTGCTGTGTATCAACAGGGATTTTCTTATCTATCATCTCTTTAAGCCACGATGCATAATTACCATCCGGATTAGATTTCGTTGTAACAAACAGCGAATCATCTATCTCGTTATATGAAACTAACCCGAGAAACCCGTTTTCTTTAACATACGCAGTTACAGGAAACTTAAGCTTGTGCTGTAACATATCAAATTTTGTCTCCGGTCGCTCGTTTACATTAAAGAACTTTGTATAGCCTCTTGCGACTATTTTTCCTTTGGGAATGTTGATATACAAACCTCGTGCCCTAATCGTCTGCTCATCCCATATCTTGTCAAAGAAAGCCTGTTTTGAGAAGTTAAAAGACGAGATATCACCGAACTGCTTCTCGACTACCTGCTTATTACCTCTCAGAGCCAGAATAGCATCTGCAACAGACTCGTTCTTTTTTATCTTTGCAGTATAATCAATTCTCTCTTCAGTCGGTAAATATATATTGTTTTTAAACTCGCTCACCTTTATCTCATTGCCAACAAAACTAACAACTCTTATAGAGCCTCCAAACTCAACATTCCCCTCAAGATTGAAGGCTCTGCAAGCCTGAATGGGATTTCCTTTAAGATTTCTGTGCCCATGCACCTGATAAGCGTCAGTATTTTCACAGAAAGACTGATCAACAACATCGGCGTCGCTATAATTCCCAGAGCCTTTAATCATTTGGTCGGTAGCCACCAGCGTGAGATTGTTAGGCAACGTACTAAGACCACCGTGTGTAGCCAATATAGTTTTGCCACGATATATATAATAGGCGCACTGCCCGAAACTTCTGTAAAGTTTGCGAACATCCTTTTTAGTAAAAGAAGCGCTTTCAAGCTGAGCTCTTGTATGCATCTCAAACTCTTTTGACCCGGTAGTTCCGTCATTAGCCCAAACCCACATATGTTTCTCATGATTTCCCTCTATGAGATATACATTCGGTTCTTTATAGATGCGAAGAAGCTCCTTTACTACCTCTGCATTTTCAATTCCTCTGTCAGTATAGTCTCCGCAGAACACAAACAGCTCATTAGGTTTCTCAGTTACATCCCTGATTGCTTCTTTGAGTGCCGTATAGCAGCCATGAACATCTCCAACAAAGTGAACCGCATCGTATTCCGAAACATCCATAGGTTTGAACCACACCCTTGAAAGTTCATCCGGTTTTATAACGGTTATCCCCGACGGAATTTTCTGAGTAGCGAAACGAGCATACATATTATCGATTACTGTTTCAGGAACCTGTTTAACTATAGGTCGCATTTTATTTCGCCTTTTGGTTTCCTCAATAGGAATGTCGGTGAAGTCTACACAATAAATCCTATAGCGATAACGGTTACAAAGTTCCGCATAGCGCTTCATCTCGGAAGTTTTGGAGTTCGTCGCGTCAATAACGGTGAACTCTCCTCGCTCCATTCGAGACTCAAGAATCTGAAAGAGTGTCTTCCAGACCTTAGTGTCATTTAACTGACTTATACACTCTTCGCCACAAACATTTAAAGCGGGCGAAGCGTACATCAACCTTATCTCGTCGGCGGATAGTGTATAGGGTTCAAGTCCATTTTGTTCAATCCATGTTGACTTACCACACCCAGCACTACCGCGCAACAACAGTAATACCCTCATTCATTCCCTCCTTACTTTTGAATCATTATCGAACTTCCATCGTCGCCGGTCATCACACTCGGGAGCTTTCCGTCCCACTTCTCTATGTATTTTTCTTTAAGAATCTTATCCGTCAGGGACTTCTCAAGAGTGTCATTTGCTTCAGCTTCAGCCTTAGATTTTATAAGCTTCGCCTCTGCGTCTGCCTTTGCCTTATCCACAGCCTTTTTATTTTCGATTTCCTGCTGTTCTGCCGCAAGCTGAGCCTGTTGTTTTGATGCTATCGCCGCCTGATATGACTCGTCAAAGTCAATGTCGTTTACCGTCACTTTGAGTATCGCAACAACATCCTCGCCGTACTTCTCGTCTATAGAAGCCTGAAGATTTTTCATTATCAGCGGTTCAACTATCGAGCGGTTCGTCGCGTCGGTATCGCTAAGCACTTTGCTACTGGATTTAATAGCCGAAGCAACTATGTTTTCGGACACCAGAGAGTTCTTGTAGTCCGAGACATTAGCGTAGATCCACGCCGACCTGTCGGGGTTAATCTGATAAGTAACGGTCACGTCTGCGTAGTAAATTGCTGTTCTGCTTTTAGTCTCCGACCAGATTTTGTCGCCGCCGAACTGCGCGTCCTGCTGTTTGTTATTTACGAGCTTTATGCTCTGAACAATGGGCGCTTTCCAGTTGAAACCACTATGTACAGGCTGGTCGCTTATCTGACCGAGCGTCGTTCTCACTCCCGTATATCCGGTCGGCACAATAGCCGCTGAAGCTGAGAGTACGAACAGACATATCGCCAACACAAAACTTACTATAGGAATTGCCACCGGAATGTCGTCTCCGTATTCTATCTCTTTGTAAGCTAAAATCACACCTACAGCCGTGAGAACCACAGCTATAACTATCATTACAATATTAAATATCATTTGATTTCCTCCTTTAAATATCATTTGATTTCCTCCTTGGTGTGACATACCCCCGCCGCCTATGCTATGCATAGAGGCGGGGGCTTCTCGCTCAATAGTCCTAACGGACTAAGTATCAACGAGCTAACTCCGTGTGTCCCACGGTTCAGATTTGTTTTAGTCTATTTGGTTTAATCCGGTGTTTAATATGTTTATTGCGGCGTTATGGTCTCGGTTGAGAACCTCTCCACAACTACACGTCCACACACGGTCAGATAATTTTAGATTTTCGTTTATACAGCCACAGACGTGACACATCTTGCTGGACGGAAACCACCTATCTATCTTAACCAACCGTTTCCCTTGTTCCTCTAATTTATACTTGAGTATATCACGGAACATCCCGAAACCGTTATCATTCGTAGATTTACCGAGGGTAAGGCACTGAGCCATTCCTTGTAGATTTATATCTTCCATACAGATGATGTCGTAAGTGTCTGCAAGATGTCGGGAGAGCTTATGTACCCAGTCTTTACGCTGGTTAGCAATGTGCTCCTGTATGGATGCAACTTTTACTCGTTGCTTTTCGTAATTATTGCTCCCATATTTCATCAAGCTCAACTTTCGTTGTTCTTTGGCTAAAACGTTTTGAGCGTTGCGGTAAAACTTCGGGTAGTCAGCCTCTCTGCCTTGGCTATCGACGTAGAAACTATGACTTGAATAGTCCAACCCCAACGCCCTCGTTTTGTCTAAATGTCTTTCGGGTGTTTCATAATCGTATTCAACGAGAACTGAAACAAAGTACTTTCCGGACGGCTCCCGAGAAATCGTTGCAGACTTTATCCTTTGGTTTTCAGGAATTTGTCTGTGCTGTTTAATCTTCACGATACCGACTTTTGGTAGTTTCAGCTTGCCGCCAATAAGTGCAACTGTCCCTTTTTGATTGTTTGTTGTATACGAGTGATGGTGAGTCTTTTTACTCTTGAACTTCGGAAATCCGACTTTCTTATCTCGAAAGAAGTTGTTGTAAGCCGCCTGAAGATTCATCTGTGCGTTAGCAAGAGCAAGACTGTCAACCTCCTTCAACCACGCAAATTCGTCTTTATACTGGGCGGGAGTATTGCTAAGCTTCAACCCAGTATTCTCATAATGCTTAATTTTATCCGCAAGCATACGATTATAGATAAATCGGACACAGCCGAATGTCTTAGCAAACAACTCTCGTTGCTCGGCATTCGGGTATATTCGGAATTTATATGCTCTGTTTGCCATACGGATCACTCCCTTCTTTCATCATTTACGGTTGTCCCGTCTATATATACAATAAAAGTTTGCCGCAATTCATCCCACCACTTATAGAAGAGGGGGATTTCTTGCTTTCGGCGTGTTAAATCCATCTAATTTTCGGTTCACCCTTGAACCCCTTTTCCCAAACAAACCACGCATACGCCACAGCGCTCGACTCAGCTTTACTAAAGTCGCCGTTCTTAGCACAGTTCACTCTGCCGGAAAATACATATACATATTTCGGCGGGGCTTTATCAAACAATTCCCGTCTTGCCTTGCCCTCAAGAAATGTAACCTTGAGGAACATAGCTATTTTAGTTGAATCCATAGATAACTTTAAGGCTTTCTCTATAAATTCCTTAGCATATTTGTACGGCGGGTTCGTGATAATGTCGCGTGGTATATATTTCGTGGGATGAGGTTTGGTCCTCAAAAAGTTCGCCACATATGTATTCGGATAACCCCTATCCACAATGTCACTCGACAGAACGTCGTAGCCGTGAGCCTCCAATACTTTTGATATGTGTCCTCCACCACAAGCCGGCTCCCACACATAGTGAGAGAATTTCTCTCGTTTCAGCAATTCCTCAACTGCTTTCGGGTCAGTCGCGTAGTAGTCGTCGTCTGCCCTGTTTTCGTTTGAGTGGTTAGACGCCCCGATAATTTTGTACACAGAGTTTACATCGCCGCTCCAATCCTGAGCCATTTCATCTCCCCTTTTTATTTTCATTTTTCAAATCAAAACCCGATTCCTTTTAGTCCGGAATTTTCCAATCATCATCCCTAACCCGAAAGGCATCGCCACACTGGATGATATCGGGATAGTTTGACATCGCTATCTTTATCGGATATGGATCTATTTCATAGGCATAATACTTGACATTCGTAAAGCCCATTTTATCCAAGCAGTACCTACCTGTTGCTATGCCGTCGTAAAGTGACAGGACTACAAGCTCTTCGTCTCTCGAAACATCTTTAAGAGCATGATTCAAGATATGTATAATAACCTCTGCCGTCCACCCATTGCCGAGAGCTTTATATCTTTGACTATTACTTACTGCGGCAGTGTAACCGTCCGGCATGGTCTGCAATCTCTCGCATTCCGTAGGTGTAAGCTTTCGTATAAGGTAATAGCCATCGGCGAGCTTAATCGGGTATTGTTTGTCCTTGATGGTTATAAGCCCGTCTCTAACCTCATATACTGAATAAACTTTTCCATCTACACAGCTAACGGCTTTTATTGGGACAATTCCCTCAAACTTAACAGGTTCTGCCACGCTGTCCCACTTTTGTTTGCTTGGATTGAGTGAATAATAGCTTTCGAGAATGTGAGCTGCTCCTTTGTTTGCATATCCAGCAGTAACGCAACGTGCTTTTCCGCTTTTCAAAGGGAATACAGGTTCAGCAACCATCGTTCGTTGATTTTTCTCCAAAGTGTTCCATGCTACCGCTCCGCCATAACTGGCTGTGAGCGTATACGCCTTTTCGCGGCAAGACAAATCTTTCCCGCTTTCAAGCACATCGCGTAACAAGATTCCTCTATCTTCCGGCTGCTCTATGTCGCCAAAATTCGTAACATAAAACCTCTGACGATGTTGCGCCGAAACCAACGCACTGTCTATGTGTGTAAGCCGAACTGATGAGTCTTTGCCCCCTCCAAGAGCAGAGTAAATCGCGTCTTTTATGGGTTGAGCCGCCGACTTGTTATTTTCATATAGAAAGATGTCGGGCTGGAATTTCTCTTTCGCTATCCGATAATTCTCGAACAACTCCCAGCCTATACCTTCTGGCAGAACTTCGCGTCCGTTTTTCTGAGCGATACTCCATTTTGTGCAAGGACTACCGCCAATAAGAATTTTCTTTATACTGACTCGCGCTCCTTTTAATTTTATCAAGCAAGGAATTGGGCTTTAAAAGGTCAACCATAATAGTATTACTTATAGGGGTACAGCGAGCACAACTAGTAGCATCTAGCGAATCCCGCAAGTCCCCATGAAAGGAGTAATGCATATGTCAACTTATGAGTTGATCACTTCAATTTGCAGGATATTATCTATTATAATTGAACTTATCAAAACCTGCAAAAAAGAAGGAAAACCCACATGGCGTGGGCGAGTGACAGTCGTTCCCTACCATCTATTTGTAGGATATTATCTGTTATAATCGAAATTATAAAACCTGTCTATCATGGTTAACCTTTCAAAACCCAATTCCTTTTGGGTTAAATTTACGCCCCCTTCAAACTCGACAAGAATTTGTTAATAAGATAAGTCTGACCTTTACCTGTGACTTTCGGCGTCTTTGTGATATCTACCGTGCCATCGGGTCTGTAGAAAGTCGATATCTTAACCTCGAACAGACCTAAGTCCATAGACTTCTGCGTCGGCATATTTTTTCTGTCGCCCGACTTTATCAGGTAATCATTCATTCTCAACCACGAGAAGAGACGATTCTGCCCAATATCGACGCCGTTCTGCTTTATAAGCTTCGCAAGGTCGCCGACTGGAATAGATGTCTTCGAGCCTTCTACAGCCTCAGCGAACAGCACCTTCGGAGCCTGAGCTTTTAACTGATTTGCCATTCGTTTTGTTTCGTTAAGCATAAGCGTAATAGCTTCTCGCCCATATGTATTGCAGTCCGCAAAGTAGTAATCGACGAACTGTTTCGTATCGTTTACATAGCCGCCTGTTTTGCGGATTGCTGGAAGCACTTCCGCCGTTACCCAGCGCTTGAACTCTTTGGCTTTCGGGAGTTTGCTTGAGAGGATAAGGCTGTAAAGACCTGACTCGTTGATGATTATGGGTTTTTGCTCCCTACCGATGGAGTCACGAATCGTTACCCCATCGGTTTTATCTTCATCGTCTACGTGGTCGCCGATTGCTTTTCGCGGATTACTATATCCGAGTATCTCGGCGACATCCTTGCCGACGAAATACGGCTCGCCGTCGATCTCCAAAGCCCTAACATTTCCAAGCTCTTCGTTCGTAAATAATGTCATTTTATTTTCCACTCGATAAATCATTTCCTTTCCTTAATTTGTTTTCTATCTGTTCCTTATATCTTTTGAATCTCGGCAAAATCGAAACCCTCAGCTCGTCGTCGAGTTTATAGTAGATTGCTATTGGTTCGCCACACTGACTGCACCGAGCAACATAGCCGACAAACTCCATGTTGTTTACACATTTCCGAGGCACAACCTCGTGAGCTATTAGAGTGAGAAGCTTAGACTTCCTCATTTCTTCTCCTCCTATACCTTAAAAGCTCACTGCCATATTTGCTTCTCACATATTCCCTACGGCTAACTCCGTATTTTTTCTGTATGTATCTGTCTACAAACTGCCTTTCGTTGTAGAGTTGCTGTTCGGTCTTGTAGAACCGACACCCACCATATTCGCACAGCTTTTCTGTAAGCACAGCGCAGCAGCTTCCTCTGTCTGCAAAACATTTATGTCTATTCATAAAGTCCTCCAAATTCATCCAAGTTTTTCAATACCCTTTTCGTGTAGTGAGTAGAGTGAATACCCTGTTTCCATAGGCGTTTTGCTCCACCCTCGCCGCAGTTGTAAGCCATCAGCGCATCTGCAAGTGAATAGCGCTTCAGATACCCGCTAAGGATGTACACGCCGCTTTCGATGTTCTGTGCTGGATCGAATAAATCTGTGACACCTAACTCGTCTGTAAGCCACGATACATTACAAGCGTTGATTTGCATCAAACCGTAGTCGTTGGTTGCGCTAATCAAAGTCGGATTGAAATTGCTTTCCGTTTTGATAACTGCTTTGATAAGAGCCGCCGAGACACCGTACTTCTCGGCAATCTCAGCAATTATTTCGTCGTATTTTGTCTTTGAATCGGCGGGTCTTTGTTGCTCTGTGGTAGAGGCGATTTCTGTTTCGGATTCAATTTCCGTTTTCAAATCCAAAACCGATTCGTTTTCAGTTTCGATTTCAACTACCTCTGCGCTCGGAGCTTCTACCGGCAAGGCATTACCGACCATAAGAAACGCTCCTATGCTCAGCACCAGAGCAAACGAAAGACCTTTTATTATTTTTGAATTTGACTTATACATAGGCATTAATTGTTATGTTGTAAATGTCCCTGTCCGTGCCAAAGTCGAGTATGTCCTCCATATCAGAGGCAAGTCTAACTTTCTCGACACGATATGTATGATTGAAAGGCGTTGTACTGCGCCCCCGATTCTTGACGCAGTTCCATATATCCCAAGTAGAGACGCCAATCTCTTCGGCGAGCTCTCGCATTGTGTCGCCCATAGCAAATGGAAGCTCATAATCGTCGTCGTCAACGGCAATGTAAACAATTTTAGGTTTTTGCATAATAAATTCCTCCTATTTTCTCGTTGACATTCAACCGCCCTTGTGTTATAATGACAATGGCAGGACTATGCCCCTATAAAAACACGCCAGTGTTTAGTATAAGAGCATACGAATGTCGTTCCTCCTCATCGAATTGGGAAGCCGTCGCCAAACGCTTTTACCCTTTCGTGGGGAGTCTTCTTTTTTAGTCTTCTATTCCGCACAAAGACCGTATTTCTTCTACCGCATCAGTTATTATATCAAACTGTTCGCGGATATCTTCAACAAAGTCTTCTGCGTCCATATGTTTTTGAGAACCTTTCAGATTCTCCGCCCAACCATCGAGTCGATCCTCTTCGTCATCTAAGATGTCGTTTGCAAATTCGACCCTATCGTTTATGTATCGAGCAGCTCTCGCGAGTGCTCTCTTGTTCTTACGAGTCAAGTATATCACCTCACTTTGTTGATTTACCAAAAACTATGAAAATAATTTACGCAACTTGTTTTTCAAACATTTCTTTGCAAAGCTCGTAAATTTCATTATTGGAGACCTGTTTTGAAGTAACCAGCTCATTTATGTCTGTCTTTCCGAGGACGAAATCTGACACCGCCTTTCTCGCTTCGTCGTATCTGAGGATTGTGTCTTTGAGGTAGCTCATCGTAATTCTTACATCTGAATGTCCGAGCATACCCTGTAAATCTCTCATAGCATAATCATTCGCACCGCCGTCGTGACAACACAGCACTATATTGGCAAATGATTTCCTCATGGTGTGAGACGAGATGTGTATCGGCAACCCCGCTTCCTTTCCCGCGCTTTTGAGATATCGTGAATAGCTTTGCTCCTGTAGTCTCCCGCCGTTGTTCTTCGAGAAGATATAATCATCGGGAGAACAGTTGCGTCCGCCGAGCCACTTGCGATATTCTGTAAGCGTTTCCTTTATCGCATCTGAGATGAAACACCGATTGATTTTAGATGTCTTGCTCTCGACTACGGGTATACGGTCTCTGAACTCGCCGTCGTCGTCCATGATCCAACCCCATTTTAATTTAACGAGGTCGCTTGCTCTAAGACCGAAGCAAATGCCGCAACGGAACATAGCCCAGTTTCGTATTCCCATTCGTCCTGTGTTTTTGAGCTTATCCAGTACAACACACATTTCATCATAGGAACGAATCGAATCCGCCGCATGAGCTATCGGAACGCCGTCCGATTTTACACCGGACAGCAACCGCTCTTGTTTTTTCTCTTGTTCTAATCGCCGATTTGCTTTTCGCTCCTTTTCTGAAAATTCATTTTGAATCCGATTTGTTTCCCATAAGGATTTATATCTGTCTCGCTCTTCTGCTGTTTCGCGGAGGAGCTTTTTTAGTCTTGCGTTCTGGGCTTTCAGACTATCAATAAGTATGTCTTTATTAACATCAACACTGGTTATCTGACCCAATTCTGACGCTCCTTCCAAGCATTATACACTCGATTGAAATTGCCCTGAATACTGATAGGATAACCGCGATAACCCTGACGCCTTATCTCACGCTCTGCAAGAAGCTCAATCCACCAGTAAAGTACCTCTGGATCGCTCTCAAGAGCAGGAAGATATTCTTCCGGGAAGTGAGTGTTATCGCCTCTATGCCATTCAGATTCATATTTATCTCTTAACTTTCCCCTCATCTCCGGAGGCGGTGCGGGATTTGCCGCAATGCGCTGCCGCTCTCTATCTATTTCGTCCCAACGCTCTTTAACATCGGCTCCAACAAACACCGCCGAAGCACCAATTAGACCAAGAAATGAACCCAAAAATCCCATTTTACAAATTTCTCCTTTCATTAATCGAACTTTAATCGAACATTTGTTCCGCTTGCATTTTTTATTATAGTCCAAAAAAATTCTCTTGTCAACAGGGAATTTTTTCCTGTTGTAAGTTGTCACTTTTATCGGACACTCAAATCATTTTCCTCTACTTTGCTTAAATCATTATTTATAGCTTTGCACAACAGCCTTCTTAAATCATTAGAACGACCATTTTCAAGCCAACATTCCTTCAATGCGTGCCAGTTATCTTCCTTTTCAAAGAAACTCGCAATCTTATCAATCAGCTCTTCATTCGTTTTCATAATATTACCTCCGTTACTGTAAACTCTTCAACAGTTTCTTCACAAGAAACTTCAATGAGTTTTGCCTTGAACCAATCAATAAATTCCTTTTCGGTCATTATCTGAATCGTATTGTATTCTGTCAAGAACAATTTTATCATCTGTCCTTCGGTAAGTGCATATTCATACATCTTGTTTGTCTTAGCATGAATCGTATAGTGTGTGTGTAATATCAATCTCGTTAATATATTCACTTCCGTAATCACAGGTGAGACAACCACAATAATAATAAGAGTTATCTTCATAGTTTGCGATACCGCCGTCAATCATCTTAATAAGCATTTTACTTTTCCTCCTCTTTACAGAACAAATCCGCCGCGAATTTCTATGAATTTTACTTTCCATTCGCCGCCAAATTCATCAGACAATATCTTTTCAAATTTTTCTACGTTAACCCCAGCCCTACCAATCAGAACTCCGGGTCTGATTGTGTAGATTTCCATTACTTTATCGCTAATATCCCTGTAATAACCAATAGGCTCAGCATAACCAATTTCATTTAGCCATTTCTTGAGAACAGTTTCTTCCTTATCTTTCGCGTATACCAAGCAGTCTCCTCGAAACTTTTCCCAACTTTTGCTATTCATTATTGATTGTCACTCCTTTTTAAGTTTTCTACTCAAAGTTCCACTTGCAAATCATTTTCCTTTATGAGTCGAGCCGCTATAACAGGACTCAGCTTAACCGTCGGCAAAGTAATTTTGCTTGCACCATTGCTCCAAGTTTGATGGCTACCGCAACACCTCACCTCCTTATAGCCGTTATCCCGTAAAATTCTCTTGAACTCTTTTACTTTGAATTGAGTCAATCTGACATACACACCTCCATAACAGCATAATTTCCAAACTGTTCACACTCCTTATCGAATAGATAATTTAATAGCTCTGCAAAGTCATTTCCTTTTCCAGCATATCCAAGCTTATTTGCGCTGTCCCGAATTGATTTCATCTTAGGACACGACTCGCAGCTATGTATTGAGCAGAGCTTGCTTCCGATACCGGAACAAGCCACAAACTCATTTCCATTTTTCGTTTTTGCTACTACTGTTTGATGTTCCATTTTCCCCTCCAATTAACAGCCACACACTACTTTTATTTTTCTTGTTATATCCGTCATAACTGATTCGTCGGTGATTTTACCTACTCTCCTTCCTAATCTCGATTTGTCTACCACTCTCAGTTGTTCACATAACGCTTCTGATTCATCTCTTACGCCCTGCTCACTTGTTATTTTGACGTGCGTCGTCGCCATAGACGGTTTTATTTTTGTTGATAAAGGCACGATAACCGTCGTCGGCGAGTGAGCATTTCCCACATCGTTTTGCACTATAATCGCAGGTCTTGTGTTCCGTTGTTCAGACCCCACTCCGTCCAGCGAAACCAAGTAGATTTCTCCTCTCTTAATTATTTTAATCTTCCTCTCCCATGTTATTTTTTACTTACGATAGCTCAGATGCTATCATACACCTCAACGATTTCTATTCCTAACTTCCGCATAACAGTTTCGGTGAAATTGTTTTTCATTTTCTCCTGAAGTCGAGTTTTACTTGTACTTCTGCCATAGATTACTCCATGCTTGTCCATTATGTAATAGTATATTTCTTCAGCCATTCTGTACCTCATCTCTAATTGCTTCTATTCGGTACGGCTCGTTGTACCGAATACCGTCTATTATCTCATCGACAAATTCATCATCAGCGAGCGGCATATTAGCCAGCAGATCAATAAGCTCGATAGCTTTATCACAAATTTTTACTTTGATATTCATTTATATTCTCCTTTAACTTTGCTATAATTGTTCTCATATTTCCGCCTTCGTTTCCTTCGGGATATTCACATACACATCATACCCCGTTCCATAACACCCATTATCTTCACCCTCGTACTGGACAAGATTTATCTTTTTGTCCTCCGCATAAACGAATAGACGGTATATATCGCAACACGAATTGTCGCTATAGTCTATACAAGCCTCGACATTAGTAATAACATTATCGCAATTATTCAAGGCTACGAGATAATACCAACCATTGCCACACCCACCGCAACCAAGATTTCCTTCCGTGTAGAGCTTCACTCCGTTATCGAGGGTTAACTCGGCGTTTTGATCGTCTCCTTCGACCTTAACCACTTTATGGAACAAAAGCAAATCTCTCATCTTCTGCTCAAAGTCATCATCGTCCGAATGTGTATAAAACTCGCCTCTCTGTATCATATCTTTATTACCTCCTCTTTATACTTATCCTTGTCGCTCATTACCGCCGATATCGCCGTCGCACACGGCTTCCAACAATTACCGTTGTGTGCGCAGTTTTTGCAATATGTTCTTAGTGCTTCATACACCGTCATATCACGCTACCTCCGAATTTGTTTTAAATTCGCTAAGAGCTTTCACTACAGCTCTGTATGTATCGTTCTCTACTGCCTTATCAACCTTACCAAGCAGCTCTGCGTTGAGAGCGGCGAGCGCTTTCATCCTTGTGTCATATTTTTTAGGAATCCTCATACCGGAAGCAGCATCGGTTACATACCATCCGTCACTCCGCTTATCAAAACCAAATTCGATTTCTCTTCCTCGTGGAGTTCTTACTACCTGTCCATAACCGCTAACCCGCTCAAAGTGATTAAGGGTCTTAGGGTCGTTTTTGTTAGATATCGCTGTGTAAAAGTCAAGTTTATACATTTTCATTTACCTCCTTATCGACATAAATATACAGCCATTTGCTCAAATTCGTCCATTTTATCTTTTGGAATTAAAAGGACTTTTTCGTCTTCGCTCATGACGATATTATAGTTTTGTGCGATTAAATCGCATATTTCCAGTTCGCTCATAAGTGCAAGCTCTTCCGCTGTTGCCATTTTGTCTTTAAACGCCAGTTTTCTTGCGTCTCTTATCATCCCCGTGTAAAGAAGACGGTCGTTTAAATCTCTTCCATTCATTTTCATTCACCTCCAATCTCTAACTTTATTAACCGCATAATCATATATTTCGCAATACTCTTGATTGGTAATGCTAACATCCCACGCGGCTCGATTTGTAATCTCTGAAATCTTATCAACAGAATCAGCCGTGTCTATAAGCCTGATATAATTTTCTACTACGTCATTCATTTTTATTTACCTCCGCTACATCACCGTCTATTAGCCGTTCAGCCGTCATAGTGTCATACTTAATACCCGCACACGCAAACTCGGGATTGTGTCCCACCGCGTCTGCCGATACCCAAACAGACCACCTATTAGCAGCTTCTCTCTTCGCCGTCTCTTCGTCGTCTGCTTCAATCTCATATGTAACTCGTCCTGAATAGTTGAACCGTACAAGATATTCCATTTCGTTTTCCTTTCTTAAATAAAATCTACTATGAGCATACTGTCACCCATAACCACATCAGAGCACCTCAGTGTGTCTAATATCATTTCAATACTCCTCCGGCAACAGCATGGTCGTCACATTACCCTCGTCGCCGAAGTCTGTGATTATCCAAATCTCGCCCTTACTTGTGTTATATGCGGCGAGCGTCCGTCCATCGCCTACCCGAACCGCCTCGTCGTTTAAAGCCTTGTCCTCTTCGGGGATATCACCCCAATCGCACTTTGTGTATCGTCCGAAAGCGTCGAGCAATTCCTCGCAAATTTTACCGTCACCGAGTATATTTGCTATACCCTGCGTCATGACCTGCATTCCTAAATCAAATTTTAATTTCATTCCAAATTCAATTCCTTTCTGTTTGTTATTTTTTTGTTTCAGCATTTGTCTTTGTTCGGGCAAGTATCACAATCGTAACGGATCCAATGTCCATCGCCGTCCTTACCCATACAATCACTCTCGCCTTTGAGTTTTACATATATGTCATATGCTTCGTCTGTCTTGTCGTCTATGGATCTATAATAAAAATCATAGTTTTTGTCTACACAGTTGTCGCTCCAAAACACACCAACATTACAACCGCAATCCTCATCAGCCCATTCCCCTTCAAACCTAACATCGTTTACACAGCAAATCTCTGCAAGCTTATTGAGTACGGGTATAGGGCAGGTCCACGCCGTATCAAACCACAGTGTATTCTTGTTGTTGAGCAAGGAGTGTTGCGCGTTCCATTTCGTGCCCCAATTCGCCACACTCCAATCATACCAATTATTTGAGCCGTACAGCTCCCTCTCCCTCTTGCCTAAATCACCGCGATAAATGTTGTCGGGCATTGGAATAATTTTGTTGAAGTCGATTTTAGACCCATTTCCTTTTATGTACTGAAGAACCCTGTCTATATTCTCCTGATCTCCGTGAAACACAATTCGATTTGTTACCCAATTTGGCATTTTAATTCTCCTTTTTGAATTAATATTATCGATAATCAAACATGGTTACGCGCCTCTTCTTATTACTTCGTAGTTCTTAGGGATTCTGTTTACCGACACATATGTATATTCATTTAAGTTCATCCAAAACGGACGACTAAACTGATACGCAGCCGGATGCTTTACCAACCGTTTTTCAGTACCGTCCCACAGAGTAAATTTGATTTCACTTCCGATTGGCAGATTGCTGAGTGCGTCTGGACTCTTTTTTCTTTTTATATTCTCATAGCAGCGCTCTCGCCATTTCTCTGCCCACTCATACTCCGTAGGGGTAAGCAAATCAAGTATTCCTTTCGGACAATCATAGTAACCGGGACCAGCGCTCTCATCTATATCCTTGTAAGAAAAGTTATAATAGTCTTTGTTGTTAACGGACGTGAGCATTACCACTCCAAAAACGCTTTCCTTTTCGGGCTTAGTTCCCGTTTTGAAAATGGTTTTCTTTACAGCGGCATAGTAAGTAGAGCCCACCATAGCAGATTTGAGCACTTCATATCTCCCCTTGTTACCTACCATATCGCAATTCATTATGCTGTCGCACTCTGCTTTTCTATCTATTTTGCCGTTCTTATAGAACGACGCATGATAACTTGTCCATCCCATTTTAAAATTCCTCCTTGTAAGAAAAGTTAAAATAGTCTTTGATTACTTCTTCAATTACATTATTATTTTTGTCCATCCAGTATGTATTCGCGCCCAATTTTTCTTTCTTATACCCTTTGCTTAACATTTGGTATTCCTGCTCCGCTACTGGGTCGTGCCATTGAAGCCCTCTTGCCTTATAGAGCGGAATCCAGTGTGCATCGTAGAAACTGTAACCCGCTCCGTCTATGCCAAAGAAATATCCGAACTCGTCAGATTCGTAAATTCTAAACCCGCACTCCGACATGATTTCGATTCCGTCGTCCTCTTCAAGCCACCAATCATCTGCGGAGTCGCCAAACGACCACATTGTACTCCACATCGGAAGAGCATCATCGTATACTACTTCGAACTCTTGTCTGTAAGCTTTAACTGTCTCAAAGGTTTCAAGTTCAATCGTATACACGACACCATCATCTTTATTATCTACGCCTGTGATTTCTCCGTCTCCACTTCCTTTGAGATCCGCGTAAAAATACACGCTATCGCCAACCGCAGGTTCAGTCACCTCGTGGATGTCCCCGTCGCCGATGTTCATCAGCTTCTCGATCATGCCCTGCGGGATTGCGTTCATTTCGTGAACCCAGCGTTCAGCCGCATCTCTGATTGTTAAACCATTTTTCATTTTCAAATTCCTTTCCTTTTACTCTTCAACTTCACCGAACACGGACTCATAACCATCCGCATCCATGTTCTCTTCAGCAAACACCTTTGCTTCATCGATACCGATCGGGGTAATTTTGTTTTCCGTGTCCCAGCAATTCATGCCGCTGGATATTCGAGCTATAAAGAACTCACCGGTTTTCTTCTGATAAAGAGTTGTCCAACTGCTCGGCGTTCCGTTACAGTAGCTTGTTCTGTCGCAAATTTCCTTTGCAGTTTCTGTGTTGTACTTCTTTCCCTTGATAACCTTATTCATTTCATTTTCCTCCTGAATTTTAATTTAATTTCTGAATCATCGTTCTCGCCATATTATCTACAGCGATATAACTGGAAGCCGTCGCCAAACGCTTTTCATCTTCGGTTGTCAAACTCACGCCCAATTCCTTTAGGACTTTGATTTTGTGTTTAACAAACCTTTTCATTCTGTCTTCTTCTGTCAACCGCAGCTCTCCTCCTTCTGTTTATAATTTTCTTTGCAAGCCATCGAGCTACGGCATCCTCCATCCGTTCCTCGAAAGCTATAATTTTACCCTCGTGCCACAGCGCATACAAAAACGCGACGACGAAGGCAATTTCAATTACGGTTGTGATTGCAAATCTCAATTCCATTTTGATTCCCTTTCTGATTTAAAATAAGTTTGTACCGTTTTGTCTATACGCCTCATTCCATTTTCGCGCCAGTTCCTCCGCCTCTCTACGGCTTTCACATAAATGGCATATATCAGCGTTGTATCTTTTAAGTATGGCGATTAAGTTATTACCCGTCGCTATCGTGTCGGCGAAGGCGAAATACTTTTCGTTTTCGGCAGTGACAACCACAACAAAAATCATTTTCATTTCAAATCTTCCACTCTCCGCATATGTTTCCGTTGCTGTCTATCACCTTGCCGTCTGTTCGCCCTTCGGCTACAGCTCTGCTTATCTGCCCAAAAATTCGGTTAAGCTCAGCCGCCGTGGCGTAGTAGTCGGCATATTCATTTTCCGCGTCACAGCCATGAAAAGCGGCGTTCCCGGTTTTGATTTCGATTTTCATTTTGATCTCCTTTCAGAAATTAACCACCATTTTCGCGTTGTGAACTGGACTCACCAATTCGCCGCCAAAACAGACTAACTGCCCAGTACCAACTTCAACAGCGTTGTACTTTGCTGACCCGCTTACCCTCATATAGTAATCGTCGTCCTCGGCACGAAACACATCTCCGCAGCGTATTTCGTTAAAATCTATCCAGTCTTTCGTTTCCTCTCTGATTTCCATTTTGTTTTCCTTTCTGATTTTAAATTTAGCAGCCGAGTTTGGTTTTCCTTTCACGGCGGCTCTATCTTATATCACGACTTCGGTTATTTACCAAAATCTTTTAAAATTTTACGCCACATTTTCTTCGTATTAGCTAAAGCTGTACTCGATTTACATCTCGTATTAGCTAACGCTGTATTCGATTTACATCTCATACTCAACATAGATATCGCCGTTAGGCATATATACGCACGACCACACGCAGCCGCGCTCATACACAGCCCGTTCGGCTACACACATAGCATCATCGAGATTGTTGAAATGCTTTCCGATTACCAAACCGTTTTGCTTTTCAACTTCGACCCCATAGGTGTTATAACTCATGATCCGATTTCCTCCTCACATAGATTTACTCGCGCCGTGTGACCGTCTCCCCAGCGCACCAATACAAGAGCGGATATGCTATTTCCGTAGATAATAATTCCGCCCGTTATGTATGCCATATACTTTTCGCCGTCGTTTTCAAAACGGATTTTCGTTTCAAATCCGACTTTCCATATCACTCCCTTTACAAACTTTTCGTATGACATAGTAAAATATTCGCTCCTTTCATTTTCGTTTCGATTTTGTAGCATTTAAATTATGTTTTGAGAACAGAAACACTTCGGGAATATAATTTCACTACCAATTTCCGAAGTGATTTTCTTTAGTTTATTTCGCGCAATTCTTCGAGTATTTCATCTTCTCCGAATACGCGCTTTACTCCTTCCCATTCGTGACAACACGCCTTCCAAATCTTATAAGCGTTCGGATTTCGCATTAGTCTGCCGAATTCGTTTTCGGTTTCGGTTTCATACCCAAATTCCGAACAAAAATCCTCATAGTCACCGGGGTCATACTTCGTCAAACACGCGAGAATGTCGTAGCAAGTCGGCGTGATATTGTGTGTTGTGTTATATATGGAATCCCAAAATGTCACGCGCATAACCGCTCCGCTGTTTGTGTTTCGGATATAAACCGAATAGCAGTTTCGCAAATAATTTTCCTCCCACATCGGATTTGAATTTCGCTCCTTAAAAGTGATTTTAATTTCAATTCCGTTTCGTTCTGAAAACTCATTTGCCTGCATGACATAATCATTCTGTATAGTGTTTACCATGATTTTCGATTCCTTTCTGATTTAGATTCCAAATGCAAATCTTGCGCCGAATATAAATTTAGTTTTGTCGTGTGGGATATCCACGACATCGAAACACTTATCTGGCACGAATCGCATCTTAATTCGTTCTGATTCCGTATAAAGCTCACCTCCGATTAAAATGTTACCGTTGTGTATGAGTGGGTTCTTGTGGGTCCCATCGTATTCCGGTTTAACTTTGTAATAGCGCATGATTTTAAATTTCCTTTCTTATTTAGATTTTTAGTTTTGATTTAATTTCACTTTTGAGCGTAAAATTTTTTATGCCGCTTTTGTTGCCTTTGCCTTTGTCTGAGCCTTTGCGCTCGACTTCTTCGCGGATTTTCTCGCGGATTCAACAGCCCCGGCGGGTTTAGGGTCTATCTTGCCGCTTGCGCGGTCTTTCTTTTCTTTGAACTCGATATTATAGGATTTTTCGGTAACTATGCGGTGAAGTATTTCAGCGATAAGCTTTTCGAGATACTTCGGACGAGCCGCCGCAACACTCAGAACGCCGCGCCCCTTCTTCGCGTAGAGGGACAACAGATATCCGACATCATGCGAATTTGCTTTATAGATATTGCCCCTTTCGCCCTCTACATAAAGCATAGAGTCAATTATCATCTGTAATTGCTTGAGTAATTGTGTGTTGCTTGTCGGCGTTTTGCCGAGATCGATATCGCGGGCTTGTGTAGGCGTGGCAAACTTTTCCGCGACTGTTTTCACATCCGCGCCGATACTCTGAGCCGTTCTCATGCAGAGCAAACGATTAAAAGCCGCGACTTTGTAAACCCATGTAGACTCTGCGCCGAATTTCTTCCCGCGCTCGACAAAAAATGATTCAAGCGCGACAAAGTCAAGCGAGCGTTCAGCCGTGACAATTTCACGCGATTTTATGCCGTTTTCATCCTCTTTGTCTTTGTGTTTCAGCGTCTCGAAAGTTAGAGCCGTTGCCGCCGCAAGCATGGGCGCGGGTTTGTCGAGCAATTCAAGTGCCGTTGCATGAAACGCGGCGCGGGTGTATTCTTTTTCAAGCTCTGATGTTTCATTGTCGAGCTTTTCGAGCTCTGCCGCCTTTGTATCGTCGGCATTTATTGCCGCGTTGTAGGCGCAAATGCGTGTTTCAAGCTCTGCTTTAATTTCCGCAATATTCCGTAATGCTTTCTTTTCTGTTGTCTTTTTCATGATTTTTTACCTCTTTTTTAAAAATTTTTATATGCTTTTAGCACATTAAAGAACGCGCGAACATATAACAGCTCACGCGCTCGGAATGTGTTAAAATGTCCTATTGTACCAACGTATCAATTGTTACCCGTCACCGTGCATTTTCCAAAAATGAAATATTAATATTCCCGCTTTACAATAAATATTTATTCCTAAGAATAAAAATTACCGTCCGTTGTTCGTATTTCCTGAGAAATAGCGCGGGCGGTGTAAAGCTAAAATATCAATATAGCATTAATGCACGGGTTATTTTTTTCTTATTATTGATATACTTATCGCGTATATATCAATACCAACGGCAAAGGAACTCAAAGGTTCGGACGGGTTCAAGCCGTCCCCGGACTCTCCACTTTAGCACAACAGAATTAAAGTATTTAAGTAGATAATATACCCGCTTAAATGGCAGTTATTTCTTTAACCCTTTACGGACTTGTAATAAAATGCCTTTATTCGCCCCGCATAGCGCCCCTATGCGGCATGGTAACGGTTGAGAGTGTCCCGCCGCCGTTACCGATATTTTACAATATTATTGCATACGATAAACGCGCCACGGCGCGCGCCGTCTTTTGGCTGATAGTCTTTTGACCGTCAAAGCGTGATAGCGATATCAGAGTACCGCAAAGACCGACAATAATATTTATGTGTTCCGCTCTCCGTTCTTTTTATCCTTGCAACGGATAACAAGCCGTTTGAATAATGGGCAAGCCCCGCGCCGCTTGACTTTTCGCGGCATTGGTGTATAATCTTATGTATTGTAAAGTCATTCAAACCGTTTGCACCGTGCCGCGCTGTTTGGCGGTCGTTCGGTGTGTTCCCTTGTCTGACCCTGCAAGCGTATTATATCAAACTTTTCGTTGATTCTGTTTCTCGAAAAGAATTAATCAACTTTTTATTTGATTTTTGGAGGTTTGCACAAATGCAAGAAGATAAAGCCAACAATAATTTGTGCAATGTGCGTGAATATGATTCCAGCATTATCGCAAATAGAATTAAACGCGAGTGCTTAAAGCGTGATATTGTGCTAAAAGTAATGTTATCAGACTTAAAAATGAACATTAACACAATATCCGCGATGTGCAACAAAGGGCAAATGCCCGCTGCCGATAGATTAGCGCGTATCGCTGATTATATCGGTGTATCTGTTGACTACCTTCTCGGGCGGGTTGACCGCCCGGAATAATCTGTACTTATTAGGGCTTACCCCGCGCGCCTCGTCCGCGTGGCTCAACGGCTCATCGTCGGCGGCTTGTCCGTCGGGGCTGTCCCTTGAGTACGCCTATAGAATAACACACAATCGCGTGATTGTAAATACCTGAAAAGAATTAAAGCAATAAAAATCACGCAATTAATCATCTTTGTAGCTATTGCACATATAACTATATGTTTTGGAGGTGTCGCATTGTATAATATTAACAACTACGACAACGCTATTATTGCAGAAAAGATAAAAAAAGAGTGTGCGAGACAAAACATCACATTAAAAACTATGTTGCAAGAATTAAACATCAGTATAAACGCCGTACAACAAATGCGCAAAAATGACAAAACGCCTAACTATAAGACTATAGCCCGTATATGCGATTATTTAAATATATCTATAGATACTCTGCTCAATCGCCCCGCGCCGCCTGACGCCGCCGCCGACATTAACGCCGCCGTTGAGTGCATAGCCCGCGCCCGTGGGATATCCGCCGACTATGTACGCGGCGTTCTACGCTTGCCGCCGAACGGCAGCAGTACCGACAACGATATATAATATTCTATAATAGCATATAACGCTTGCGCAAGTCTTCGGGGCACGGCTACGCCGTGCGACGCTCCCGCCGACGGTGAGACGGTACGCGCATTATAGGCATATATACCTACCTATATAATATATAATATAATACCTATACACATGGAATTTATTTTTTTTGGTGTATAGGTATTTTTTTATTTTAGCATATAAGATGTAATTGACGTGTTGACGGTGATATTATGCAGTGTTGACGTTGACGTGTAGACGGCGTTGTCGTTGTAAATACAACAAAAAATAATGCTTATATAACACTAAAATATCATAGCTTGTATACCTCGACTATATAGGCATAATAATCCATAAAATACGCCTTTATGGATTATCCCCCGCAAGGGGGCTATTTTAAACCTATAGTAGAAAAATAATCGCGAAAAACCGCTTAGTTAATCAACCCCACTCACACGTCGTCAAAATAGACCCTCAGAACTACACAAATCCCGCCCATAGTGGAGGGTATCTTCTACGGGTCAGGTAGATTGGTGCTTTTTAAAATTTTAAAAAAACTGGTAAAAGCCCGCTCTACGCACAAAGTTACCCCTACGAGCATCCGAGATAAAGATGTGGTACAGGCTAAAATCCCTAAAGTCTACCTTACGAGCGGTCTTTCGTTCGTGGTATAAGCCTATAGGGTTGGTATGTACAGGCTGACGTCTTCGAAGAAAGCTTCTACAAGTTCTATATATGTACGATCGTCTTACGCGCCGAAGGGCGCGTTTTTTTTATTTATGTTTATCGCTACGCGCCAAGCTTCTACCCTCTACTTCTGTTAATAATTTATTCATAAATTTAACCTTCAGATTTTGGTAAATCAGCCAACCTCGGGTGTAAGGTATATACATAACATGGTGGTACAGGCTACGGCGTAAGCCGTTTCAAGGCAAATCCGAGGTGAGCGACACTAATAAGGCGAACGGAAACGGAGCGCAGCGCAGTTAAAGGCTTGCTGAGTTCGCCTCAAGATGGAGCGAACCGAGGATGCAGTCTTCCTTTAGAAATAAGGCGAAGCCTTCCACCCGCCTACGGAGATGTTTGAGGGAGGCGTCAGCGGTATCTCCGAAGAGAAGTTAGCGAAGCTTGCGAAGAGAACTTCTCCCGAGGTGGTATAGCGTAGCCTCCCGCCTACTCCGTAGACGGAATTATGTGGCGAGCAAGGACACGTTAGTGGACTTGTGACCTTCACATAACACAAAATTGTTTTTTAAGAGAGGGGGTGCTCAGATGCCTTGATACACAAGGGCTGTGAGCCAGTTTGGAACCATTTTAAAAAAATAAGTTCAAAATAGGAGGAAAACACTATCAAAGTCAAGGTATGCGATGCGATTATGGGTACCGGCAAAACCGAAGCTGCTATTACCTATATGAACGAGCACAAGGAGAAGAAATTCATTTACATCACGCCGTATCTGGCGGAGAGCAATCGTATCAAAGAGGGCTGCCCGGAGTTGCACTTCGTCGAGCCGAGCAACAAACTGAGCGAATACCATTTCAGAAAGACAGAGCACACAGCAGCTCTTATAAGCGAGGGGCGCAACATAACGACAACACACGCGGCTTTCAGAAATTATAACCGTGATACGCTGGCGATGATTAGAGAGCTTGGCTATACCCTCATCATAGACGAGAGCTTGGATATTCTTATCGAGAGTCAAATGAAGACCAATGATGTTGGCGGGCTTGTTGCTACAGGCTTTTTAGAATCAGACGGCACGACATATCGGGCGACAGACAAGCTGTACGACTCAGGTAAATTTGAGGACGAGATGAAGATGTTCCGCTCCCGCGATATTTTGTGTGTTGATGGACAAAAGGGGCAGAAGCTTTATTACTGGGCTCTGCCGCAGGAGCTGTTGACCTCGTTCGATGAGGTGTTCGTGCTAACGTATTTGTTTACCGGACAGGCGCTTTGCTATTTTATGAAGATTTACCAAATCCCCTATACCTATATAGGTGTGTCGCTAAAGGACGGCGTTTATCGCTTCTCGGACAACGTTGATTATGTGCCGGAATACACTAAACATATTAAAGACCTTATACATATAGTAGAGTCGCCAAAGCTCAACCGTATAGGCGACCCGCCCCATGCGCTGTCTATGAATTGGTATCAGAGACGCAAGGCTGGTGAGGACGGCGAACTTAAGGCTGTTAAGAATCATGTAGCCAACTGCTACAAACATATATGGAAGAACTCACCTGCGGACGAGCGTATGTGGGGAACCTATAAGAGCGCCTGTAACAAGGTTAAGGGCAAAGGCTACACCAAGAGTTACGTCGTCTTCAACGAGAGGGCTACTAATTCATACATTAATAAGAGGTATCTTGCCTACGCCGTTAACCTGTTCATGAATGTCGCGGAGAGGCGTGTGTATGAGAAATTTGGTGTAGAGGTAGACCAAGATATGTACGCTCTTTCAACTATGTTGCAGTGGATATGGAGATCGGCTATAAGACGCGGAGAAGAGATATGGCTGTATGTGCCGAGCAGAAGAATGAGGACACTTTTAAAAGATTGGATGGAGAGGGTTCAGAATGGCGATAAAGACGAAGACGATTACGAGTAAGATATCTGTGAGTGAGCGAGAGACGCACATATATAGAAGTGGCGACGGCTGGGTAATGGACAGCACCGTTCCGAAAGACTTCAATGCCGCGCTGCGTAAAGGCTGGACACCTATAGAACAGACGGTTTATGACGACGGCACTGTGTGCGGGATGATTCTAAAGGCTATCCCTTCCGCAGTTACTATAAGAAAGAACGCCGCTCGAAGCGTCTCTGAGGAACAAAGAGAAAAAGCAGTGGCGGCGTTAGCGAAGTATAGAGCAGAGAAGTGAGGCAGACCTATTGGACAAAAATGTCGAATAGCTTCCCGGCAACAAATATTACGGGGGTCGATAATATCGACCCCTCCCACATAAAAGTGACCCTCATTAGTAGTGAGGGTCATGAGGGCTCTGGCTAAAACTCAATAATGAATTGTTATCGAGTTTTAGCCATTATAAATCGAACCCGCTCAAAAATGAGCAGGTTCCCAAAATGGGAATGTGCCCGCCTTGAGTATAAGACTATAGACCATTTTCGTGACCTCGCGAAGATGATAATCGTTGGCGGCGGTGAACGATTCATTCAGCGTCACCCCTCAACTACCGAAAAGATACTTTAGCTCAAAAATGAGCAAAAGTTCTACGACAAGAAGATAAGGGTGTCACAAATTGCGACATCCCTGTTGCTCAAAAATGAGCGATAGTCTGGATGTCGGCGAGCACGCCCTCGATTGAAGCGAGGATGTTGGCGGCGGACTTTCAGACAAAAATGTCGAAAAGTTTTACAACAATATATGGGGGGTACGCAAACGTGACTCCCTGCAAATTTTAACATTATAAATAAGGAGAAAATGAAATGAATGAACTGACAGTATTTAACAATGAGGAATTTGGAGAAATCCGCACTATAACTATTGACGGCGAACCGTGGTTTGTGGGAAAAGATGTGGCTGAGGTGCTCGGGTATAGTAATCCACGCAAAGCAATGATAGACCATGTAGACACCGAGGACAAGGGTGTAACGAAATGTGACACCCTTGGTGGAGCACAGGAAATGGCTATTATCAACGAGTCTGGTCTTTACAGCCTTATCATTTCGAGCAAGCTCCCTAACGCCAAAGCTTTCAAGCGCTGGGTTACAGCAGATATCCTTCCCGCCATTCGTAAGACGGGCGGCTACATGACCGATGAGCTTCTCGCTAAATGTCAGAAAGACCCCAATGTCATGTTTGCGTTTGCAGAAGAGCTTCTTAAACTGCGCGACAAAACGAACGCGTTGGAATCAAAGCTCGATGTCGCTCAGCCGAAGGCGGACTTCTATGACACGTTTGTTAGCCCTAATAAATGTACAGGGCTTCGAGACACCGCCAAAGAACTTGGTATCTCTGAGCGTAAGTTCGTTAACTTTCTGATAGATGAAAAGTACCTGTACCGCACTCCAGCCAAACAGCTTCGTCCTTACGCAAAGAAGAGCAACGAGGGCTTATTCGAGACAAAAGATTGGTACACTAAGTCGGATATCGTATCGGTAAGGGTGTTCTTTACGCCGCAGGGCAAGCAGTTCTTCCACAAGAAGCTTATAGAGAAGGGGTTTATCGGCACACCTATGGTATGCGCGTAAAAGAATCAGTAAAGACAAGATGTTAAATGTGGGGCATAACTACCCTACCGGGACACTTTAAACCGAAGTTTGTAATATATAGACAGCAAAACTCGGACGAAATGAGATATGGCTGATATTTAGGGAAGAGGTGTGAACGGCATTTTACAGAAAGGATTAGAGAAAGAAGTTGAATAGAGGGTTTTGTGAGGGTTGCCCGTGGATTAACCGCTGCGGCAACGACGACAACGACTACCCCTGCCACGGCAGTTGGGATGAGGTCGCTTACATAGACTATGGAAATCAAGCCATAAATACGGATATGGATGAGGAGAATTAACTATAGGTAATACAATATATATACCGGGTATCGATGCTAAAGATATATACATAACAAATGAGCTGTACCCCGACACAGGTTATTCGTTGGTGGATAAAGACGGCAAGGTCAATTATAGACGATATGCCAACACACTCGATTACAGTTTAGATCAGATAAAACTGCGCGAGGTTTATGAGAAAGTGTACCGTCGCACTAACTTCAGCTTTTACGGAAGAAAGAAAGAGTATACCTCGCGTGTAATAAATGTAACCTTTAAATACTCGGTGGCGGAGTTTAATAAAGCCGGCAGAAATAGGTATATTCGCTTTGGATATAAAGACTCAGACCTTAACTTCAATGACTGCGTGGCTATAAAAGACGGCGAGCTGGTGGGAATAATACTTGGACAGCCTGTGGAATATCCGGTATCTGACGAGGTGCTCGGTAAATACTTCGGTTTTGAAGGTGGCGTATACACGCTTATCAAAACACCTAAGACGCTGAAGAGCACAGCGGAGCTGCGTAGGACACTGTATAATGATGGCTTTGTGTGTAATGGAGTAAGGTATGTCAGGTGGAAGAGGTCAAGCGGCAGTTCTCGCGTTGGCAAGTGTCTTTTTATTGACGAGAAACTGTACGCTCGTATGCACAAGTGGGAGATGTGCGGACTGAAAGTCGCCGAGGGTGAAGAGGTAGACCTTGCTGCGCTTGAGTCATATATCTCTCTGCCGTCAAGCTCTATTATTGATATACTGGAAATAAACCCCGAGAACATTCTCGTGATAGACGACTACGAGAGCAAATTCTTCGATAGGGTTATGTCCGTCAGCGAAGATGGCGACCACCTAATCGCCGAAGAAAAAGACGAGCAGATAACCAACTCTATCTGGGACGGACAAGGGCTTATAGATATATCAGCTATGGGCAAATACAGCGATAAGGGCATGATACTACTCCGCAACCTCTTCTTTAAATGCTGTTGCTTCAATACAAACTTGCAGCAGTGGTTTGCCGACCACGGCATAACAGAGGTAAGCCAGCTAAAGGGCTACACTAAAGCGAAGCGTGTGGAAGATATAAAGATAGTAACCACGCCGAGCAGCATCAAGTATCTGAAGTTCGGGACGATAAACGATTGGATGAAGCACATCGACAATACTTTTGGCGTTGTTAAGTATGATAAGCCAACTCACTTCTTTGATGGACGCATGGTGCAGACGCACTATCAGCTTCTCAACAGCTTGCAGATGGACAAGGCTGAGACGGCGGCGTTCCTCAAGGAGACATTTGACTATATGACAGCTATCAGAACAGACCCCGCAGTTCTGCGCTACCATATCAAATATCCGATAGAAGACGAATTCGACATCTCCCCTGCTGAGTCGAAGAATGATGTTGTATACAAGCTTCTCGGTCTCAATGACAGATTTGCGCAGACGAAGCTTTATCATGACTTCAAGATAGATATTCTTAAGTCTTTTACAAAAAATCTTAGGCTCGGTCATGTGCTTGTCGAGGGCAATTACGAAACCTTGTTTGGTAATCCAATCGAGATGTTACAGGCGAGCATCGGCAAGTTCGACGGCGTGTCGGTGCTGGGTGTTGGCAACATACATACGAAGAGGTTCGGGTATGGGCAGAGGCTCGTAGGTTCGCGCAGCCCCCATATCTCAATGAGCAATGTGTGGGTTCCGACGAATGTGGAGTGTAGCGAGATCGACCGCTACTTTAATCTGACGAACGAGATAGTCTGTATAAACAGTATTGGTGAAAATGTCTTAAACGAATTGTCTGGATGCGATCGATAAGGGTCGCCCCACGCGGTAACGCGTGGTGAAAAAACACGGTGAACCCAGAAATCTGGGGTGTGGTCGGAATAAGCCACCGACTGCTAACGGTAAACATCTAAATGGAGAATAAAAATAAGGAGATTTATTGAAAGAAGTTTGGAAACCCATTGAGGGTTATGAAGATTATTATGAAGTAAGCAACACGGGAAGAGTGAGGGGGAAGACTCGCACAGTCAATTATATAGATGGTCGAGTAAAAGTATTTGAGGCGAAAGAAATTACACCAACACCTAATACGGATGGGTATATGTCCTTAAAGTTATGTAGAGGAAACACATATAAAACCGTGCGTGTACATAGGCTTGTCGCACAAGCTTTTATTCCCAACCCTAATAATTATCCCGAGGTAAATCACATTGATTGTGATAGAACAAATAACAATGTGTCGAATCTTGAGTGGTGTACCCACGAACAAAATGTTCGGTACGCCATAGAAGCTGGAAATCATATATGTACAAGAGACTTAACCGGCAAAAACAACCCCAATTATGGCAATCATATTTTGTCTGATATATATAGAAATGACCCAGAACTTGCAAAAGAAAAACTTGGTAGACCCGGAGGACAAAACGGGAAAGCTGTTCCTGTGCAGGTGTTTGATACTGCGGGGACAAAGATGGGCGAGTTTGGATATCTGAGGGGTTGTGCAGATTATATCATAGATTCGGTCGGACAAGATTATTTCTCGAAAATCACAAATAAGCCCCGCGATTATGTGGCGGATAAAATAAGTAAATCAATAAAAACCAACATCCCTTATTTGGGGTATACATTTAAAGTGGCTTAATATAAAAATCTTCTCCACAAGACAATACCGTGCCAAGCAGTGGTAGAAATATCACTGAAGGTGTAACGACTAAGAGATACGGGCTAAGTCTATTGATACGCCTATGAACTCTGTACTTATGCGGTGAAAATCCGCATTTTGGAAGTGCCGTGGACGTTGTAGCGACGTCAAGAGATAGTCTACTCCCCTAATAAATATCGGGAAACCGAGGGTGCAAAGGTTTGATTCAGATACCTCGCTTGTTACGGATAATCTTCACCTTATCAATGCCGCGCTTAAGAACGAAGGTAAGTTTTTGATAGCAGTTCCGGATGTCTCGTCCGTTAAGAAAAAACGCAGATATACTCACGACGAGCAGGTTGACCTTGATGTTAAAACGAGCAACAATCTTATAGGCGATATCATCAACCTCAGTCAGGAGCTCAATACCCGCATATGGGATGTCCTCAATCGTGGCGGCAGTTATAGTGATATTGAGGAAATATATAAAGATGTATGTATCTTGAATATTATGAGCGGCATTGAAATCGACAAGGCAAAGAAAGAGTTCAATATCAATAATGCTAAGGAGCTTCGCCGACTGCGTGATAAATATAAGATTGAGGGCGACGACGGAAGAGCCATTAAACCTAACTTCTTCAAGGCGAAGGATATCGGCAAAGGTTACTATGACCGCAAGCGAAAGAATTACAAGAAGCATTTGACGACCATGGATCATGTGCAGACTTGTATTAATTCGTATAGGGCTCAGAGAGAAGAGATAGGAAAGAAGCAGGAGTATCTTCCCTTCTCCGCTCTTGTGGGTAACGGCATAGATGTTCATCGTAGACAGTACGAGAAAGTCACCCGCGTCATCAATGCCGTAACAGACATGACAAATGAGATAAAGAGTGTGTATGCTTCGGACATAGAATCTTCCGTCAAACAGATGCAGTGTTGCGATATCAGGCAGGAGTGCGTAGAATATGTGGGCAATATGTCGTTCACCAAGAGCGATATGGTCTACCTCCTGCGCCAGATAGAAGAACCTCGTTATTCTCAGATTCAGCGTAAGATATTTAACATACTCTTTGGCTACCCCAACACCTCGTTCTATGAGGTTCTCGAAGCGGGTGCAGAACCTATCGGACTGCTCGCAGAAGACGACGAGGGTGATGTTGAGCTATATGGAAAGAGATACACTCGATATAAATATTTCGCGTAAATTGACAACAAATCACGCAAAAATTTACAAAAAATAGGCTAAAATCCGACCCAAACGGGATAAACGACCCCTTAAAATAGCCGTATTATGCGACAAATTTTAGGGGTGTCCCGTGCGGTTACAATAGGAGAGGGGTAAGAAAACTCGCTCCAAATTAATAAAAAGGAATGGTTTATATAGTTAAAATCTCGCAGGAGGAAGCTTTTAAGATTAGAAAGAAGTTTCCGGGAACGCATATAACGGTAACGAACCGCTACGCTCCCAGTCGAAAGAAAACATACTACTGCACCGAGGGCTTTAAGGTGATGCGCTACCTAAAGAAGCTTCGCCACGAACCGTGGAGGTGAGCCGCTGATGGAAGACTTCGCTAAGAAGCAGAGCGGAGAGTCCTATGTTGACTACTTCGTTCGGCTCTTCGACAACAAGAAAATTTATGGTCTCACTTGCGACCAGATAGCTGAGTTGCTCAATACAGAAAGCGGTCAGACACTCGGCGAGAGTGCTTATCGAAAAGAATTTGCCGCTTTCAATCGCGGTCGCAACTATGAACGTGAGATAGCTGAGCGCGGCGTGGCGACGAGGGTTCTGTCTATATCAGACCTGCACTTCCCGTTCGCAAAGCCTATAGAGACATTTTCAAAGTATGTCGGGCGTGTAGACATCCTACAGCTCAACGGAGATATATTTGATTGTCAGTCGATATCCAAATTCTCGAAGTCGTATCGCATACCGTGTATCGAGGAACTGGTTGAGGGTCGGCAGTACATTATAGACCTTATTGACTACATAAAACCGAAGAAGGTCATCGCAAACTACGGCAACCATGAGCTTCGCCTCGGAGCATATCTCGCCAACCACCTCGATTCAGACCTTCAGGAGCTTATGCCTGAGACGGCACTGGACTACATCTTCGTTGATGGCTTCTATCATTACGACCGTTGCAATCATATTAAGACATGGTTTGAGCCGCTGCGTGAGACATTCGATGATATCGAAGTCGTTTATACTGGCGAGTGGTTTTCGCAGATAGGTCATGTAATGTTTGTTCACCCGAAGGCTTTTAGCAGTTCACCTATGAAGACGGCGGAGAAAGCTGTGCTGTGGTTCCGCAATGAAGGGTATGATTTCAACTGCCTTGTAATGGCGCATACGCACAGACTCGGTTCGTATAAAATCGGAAACACCACTATGTATGAGCAGGGTGCGGCGTGTGAGACACAAAAAATGAGATATGGTGACGGCGCGTTGGTTAACTCTCAGCAGCAGGGCTGTATTTATGTGTGTCTCGATAAAGATGGTTATAACATTGAGTCGGCGACGAAGCTTGTCGCCTTTTGAGGAAAGAAAGGAAGATAATTTGAATCGCAAGGAACTTATAAGACTTGTGGCGAAAGATAACTCTCTCACCCTCGGTGATTCAGAGTTCTGCATTAACGCAGTGTGCAACGCTATCTCCAAGGTCGTTAACGACGGAGATAAGCTGTCAATATATGGTTTTGGTACATTTCAGAAGGTTAGGCGTAAGCCGAAGCCTTACCGACACCCGGTAACGGGAGAGATGTGTGTGCCGGAGCCGTCGGATGTTATTAAGTTCGTGCCGGGCGTAGCGTTCTTCCCGAGCACTGAGCCCGACTACGCCGACCTGTAAAGGAGAGATATTATGCTGATTGCATTGATCTACAACTTTTTAAACGTCTTTGCTCTAACTGGTGGTATTGCTATTGTGGCAATTATCCAGCTGCTCGCGAGCCTCGGCGTGATATAACGATACTTCTTTTTGCAAACTGTAATAATGGCGGTTATGCAGTTATTGATTACGTTCTACGAGGATGCGCCGCACCATAAGCGGTAGACGAGTCGTAGGGTTTACGAAGCCGTGAACTCGCGGCGGGAACTAAAAGACCCTGCGGGTAGAAAGTCGCTCCACTGATGAGGAGTAGACAGTTTCCGCAGGGCACTGATAAAATCTTATATTAACCAAATTGCCGACATCGGCAAAATGGTGCGAAGCAAAGGAGTGTGCTAAATGAGTTATTCTCTTACTGAGATATCCACAAAAGACCTCGTGGAAGAACTTAAAAAGCGCGAGGGTGTGGAGGCGACAATAGTAGAGCCATATAGAGATGATGAAATTGTGGCGAGTGGACCTTCTATTGTGCTCGTGGTTACTGATTGATTGATAAAATTTAAAGGAAATGGAATGATTTGATTGTTTGACAATTATCCTGATGTGGTAACTGTTAAAGAAATGCAAGCTATGTTGCGAATAGGAAGAAAGGCTGCGTATGACCTTGTGCATAACGGCACTATTCCCTCTGTTCGTATAGGTACAAGCTACTTAATTACTAAAAAGAGTATTGAAAATTTTCTTTCTGCCGGTAGTTGACATTTTGTGCTGTTGTGCTAAAATGACCGTACAACAGCAAGCGGACTACAGAAAGGAGATTATTTAATTGACAGGAAGCTTGCAAGCAAAACGCGGCAAATATTATGCCGTTCTGAATTTCGTAGACAACACTGGAAAGCGTAAGCAGAAGTGGGTTTACACAGGTTATGAAGTAAAGAATAATCTGCGTAAAGCTGAGGCGGCTATGCGGTCAATAATTAGCGAGTATGAAAGTGCTCAGCTGATTTATGAACCCAACATACTTATCTCAGACTACTTAGACCAGTGGCTCACGGAGACTAAGCCGTTTATAGATACTGTAACTTGGGACGGTTATAAGGTTATAGTTGATTCTCATGTTCAACCGTATTTTGAGGAACACAAGATAAAATTAGTGGATGCCAACCTTGACAATATACAGCAATATTTTGACTATAAGGCGACCCACGGCAGAAAAGATGGGAATGGCGGTCTATCACCTAAAACCCTTCGTCTGCACAAGAATGTTCTTCAGCTTGCCTTTAAGGAGGCTATGCGGCATAAGCTCATAAGGTCTAATCCCTGTGAACTCGTGAGGCTCCCAAAACTTGAGAGACGGGAGTATGAGTGGTATAACGCCAGTGAAATTAACACTCTGCTTGAGACCATAAAGGACGAACCTTTGCATCCGCTCATCCAAACTACAGTCATGTATGGACTGCGGCGCAGTGAGGTTTTGGGTCTACAGTGGCAAAGCATTGATTTTGACACAAATACTATCCTTATACGTCACACGGTTTCTATGTCAACCAAGGTTGTCGAGAAAGACAAAACCAAAAACAAATCAAGTTATCGGTCGTTTCCGCTGTTTCCTGAAATTAGAGAGCTACTGCTTCAGCTCAAAGAAGAGGAACAGAAGAACAGAGAGTTCTTTGGAGACACCTATGTGGAGAATGATTATATCTTCAAATGGGCGAATGGCGCAATGTATGACCCGTCATATATATCGCACAAATTCGGAGACCTATTGAGAAAATATAATCTCCCGCATATAAGATTCCACGATCTAAGACATAGTTGTGCGAGCCTTCTTCTCGCCAAAGGTTGTTCGCTCAAGGACGTCCAAGATTGGATGGGTCACGCCGATATAAAGATGACTTGTAATATATATGGACACCTTGATTTGTCGAGGAAAAAGATGACCTCTGAAATTATTCGCGAAACTTTAGCTCAGGCGTGTTAGACAAAATGTTAGACACCCGGAGATTTCGAGGTGTTTTAAAAAAAGAAAAAGCCCTGAACCCGTTGAGGTTCAAGGCTTCTGCGCTGGCTCCCCCTGTTGGACTCGAACCAACGACCCTGCGGTTAACAGCCGCATGCTCTACCGACTGAGCTAAGGAGGAATGTTACTACCGCCCAGTATTAGTGGGCGGTAATTTA